GGTTGCGGTTGCGGTTGCGATTGCGGTCGAATTGGTTGGCGCATTTGTTGTGGTTGCTGTGGCGCTTGAGCACCACTGAGCGCTTTCTTTTTAATATTGTAAAGCGTCAGGTAATGATTGAATAATTCTCTCCTTCTAAAATCACGGCTCAAATTATTCAAAACTAAATGTTGCTCCCTTTGGTTTAATTGTAGGAAGTGGATGGAGGACCTATTAGACATAAAATATTATAAAATAATAATTATTCTTTTTTAACGAATAAAAATTTTGTAATCATTGAGACAACACTCGCCAAAATGGTCCCCCACGCCATATCAATCAAAACGGTTCCCGCTGTATAATCAGTAAAAATCGCATAATTCGTCAAATCAAAAACACCATAAACTACCGCTCCGAAAACACCACCGTATCGAAAACTGTCCTCTACGATATGGTCATCGCGTATCCGGTCCAAAACAAAATATACGATTCCAAATGCGAGAATAAGAAAACAAAGAACCGCCGGAATTATTCTCGCACTCATTTTTTTTCCACGCTGTATTTTTTCGACGACTCCTCCGAAGTATTTCCCCATGAAAAGCATCATCATTGTTCCATCAAGAACAATATATAATAGAAAAACAACTATAAAGCACAAAATCTTGTTCATTATATTATTTAAACATTTTATTATAATCTGTATTGTCTAAATCTTTCATTTTCTGAATGATTAGAATCGCAGTATAAAGAACAATAATAACTTCAATGTCATCAAGCTCCTTCTCACTAAGTTTTATATCAAAACCATCAATTGTTCCCGCTAAGATGTCAGTATACCAGAAAATCTTAAATTCACCTTCTTTCTTTTGTTTCTCTAATTCAATCATATATTCAGTTTCATTAACAATAATTTTTATTGGCCTATCGGAAGATGAAAATGATATTTTATAGTTATTCTTTGGAGTTTTTACAATAAAATCCTGACTTGTTATATCATCAAATGAAATTCCATTTGTGATTGTTTTATCAGGAAGACTGCGATAATGAAAATATAAATCAGCTATTTTATCCTTTTTATTAGATGGTAAGATTTCAATCGTGTTTTTTCCATATAAAAAACTATAAGAATCATTACTGCCATTCATTTTATACATAACTTCTTTCATTTTCTTATTTTTATTTTTCTTATTTTTCTCTTCTTTATCTTCACCCTTAAAACCTTCAACTGTTCTTGTTATAAAAATAGAATTAAAAATAATTGGAATAAATATAAGGATTAAAAAAACATAAAATATAATTATCTTCATTTAATATAAATGAAGATAATTATAATAATACTAATTTGTTTATTTTTCTCTTTAACAATCACTCCAATTAATGAATTCATAACAAATCCTCCAACTCCACAAACTCAGACCACAGGACCTCATCCTGCTCAAACCCAAACAACTGGACCAGCCTCTGCAAAACCCCAACCTCAATCTGATGGTAGCCTCCAAACACAAGTAAATATGCTTTCAACGCAAATAACAACAACCAATGCAATCGCAGTAGAATCAAAAAAGAAAGTAGATGATATTGCTTCCCAAATAGATCAATTAAAAGAAGCACTTAAAAAAGCGCCAGATACCTAATTTATTAAAATGATTATAAAATAACAGAGCTTCTTGTTGAACTTATTGTATATTTTATGTATCTTTATTTTTACATAATCTACATCCCTCATAAATTCAGTGAAAGAGAAATTCAGAGGAACCTTCAATATCTGTAATTTAGAATGGTCCTTCATCTCATTCACAATCCGAGTCATTGAAATAAAAGTCCCCGATTTATCAAATAGACCCAGCTTAACTTCTTCTTTCTCCATATATTTCTTACCACCCCATGGTAAATCATAGAATATTACGTCTTGCGTCAGCGCCTTCGCACAATTCAAATAATTCTCGTGATACAAAAATACCTTACATGCCTCTTTATACAAATTCACATTATTCTGTAAAATTGAAAAATGTAATTCATCAATTTCAATCGAATTTACACGCTGGACTTGTGGATTTAATAAGAATCCAATCGTATTACCCCCGCAACATGCGGTGCTATCTGTAATTGTAATCTTACTATCCCCAAAATATTTCGTAATCAGGCTGGAAATAAAAAAGGACTCATTCTTCTTGGTTATGCTATACATTCCGATATCAGTTATCCGCAACTTTTCATAGTCCCCGTTTGGTTTTGGAAATATCTCTGCTATTTTTTCGACTGTTAATTCATTTCCTATTATTATTTCTGTTGGTGGTGTTTCCATTACATTATATAATTTAATTATCTTTATATTATTTATGGCGACATTAAATACTGTTTCAACAATTAATGGAGTTCGCGGAAATAATATGATTGTAGAAGTCATGCCGAATACGGTCAGTCATCATAGCCTCCAATTTTATTATTTAGACCAGTCCGGAAATACAATTACGAACTATTTCGATTTCAATGAACGACTACGCGATGCTATCAAGATGAACCGACTAATTTATATAACATTCTGTGGGATAAGTAATAGAGACCGGTCTGTCCCAGAATACTTATATATGACTTTCCACGGGGCGGACGTCATTTCATACGCTGGAAAACAGAACTACAATCAAGTCATTTTAAACTTCAATTTTAGAAAAATTGGACTTTCAATTGAACAAGAACTTAAAAATCTTTTTACTGATAATATTGGAGTTTTTATACAGACTTATTTATGAACGACTCATATGACTTTCAATTCCTTTTTTCTGTAAAATAGAATCAATTAATTTTCTAAATTCATTTTGTTGATATGTCCTTGCTATAGCTTCTGATTTGGTTCTCCATAATTTATCTGTTTGTTGTTTAATATTTTGTAATTTATGTAATATATCTAATATCTCTTTTGGATTTGTTGTGAATGATTCTAATGTCCGCAATGATTGTTTAATTTCAGATGAATTTATAAAATCAGGTCCAGAATATTTAGTTAATTCTTTTATTTTATTTCTATTTGTGAATCTTATCTTTGAAATAAATTGTAAGCGGGTTGTTTTCATAAATTCAGATTCTAATGTATTGTATAATTTAGTCATAAAAGAAGGATATTGTTCTCTTATATTTTTTAATCCATAAAATAATTCAATCAAATCTTGTGTTGAAATATAATCTATTGATATTGGATTGACTGAACCATTTTTCAATTCAAAAAAATTAATTTTTTTAGAAAAAATAGAATCATTATAACAAGCATAAGAAAAATAGGAATATGAATTACCTCCAAAAAATATAACTGGTTCATTTCCTGAATACCATGGTTTTCTTATTACTTTAAGACGAATCGATTTTAAGATATCATTAGTAAGTTCTGATGTTCGAATATTATTTAATCTTCTGAATTTAGATGAATTAAATTCAAAATCACTTTTTTCTAATTTTCCATTTTTTTGAACAGTTCCACCTTTTATCACACTTTTTTTACATTTTATCTTATATTCTTCAATAGAAATCCTTATTTTTTTATCACCAATAATTTTATAAAAATAACCGCGCTTAGATTTATAATACTTCATTATATATTATCGAGGAAAAATATTTTAATATTTTAACAATATAATACTTGTGGAATTTCAACTTTAACTTCACTTATTACAGCTATTTTCAAAAAAACTATACTTTTTTTGAAAATAGCTGTAATTAGTTTATGACTATTTGTCAGTTTATATTTACCAACATTATTCGGATTCATATTTTGAAGTTCAACTCCTATATTATTATTTTGTTCAATTTTGAAGTTCAACTCCTATATTATTATTTTGTTCAACGTTGAATTTTTGTTTTGGAACTACATTATTTACGTTTTTACCACTAAAATCAGTATCTTCTAATATTCCATCTTCTCTTAGTTTCCCACCTTTAATGGAATTCTCTTTTTTGCTGTTCCTAAAATACGCACTGTCTGATTTAGAATATTTCATTATATTATAATGAAATATAATATTTTTTATTAAAACTCATTCATTTCTACGTATTCAGATAATTTACTTACTTTATTTTCTGCTATAATTTCGTCCAGCATTTCTTTATATTTTCCTTCAAAAGGTATGTGTCTTAATCTTCGTAAAACATCATTTCTTAAATAGTCATATATTATTTTCATTCCTTTTGATTTATTTCTGGTATAATCATGAAGAAATTCATAAGATAAATTTAATAATATTCGAGCTGGGATACGTAAAATTTCTTGATTTATACTTGAAAAGGGCTGTGATATTAAACCATCATCTTCTAATCTTTGAACTGTAATAATTGGAGGAATTGATTTGCCCAGTATCTTATTCTTATCAAAATAATACATAACATACCTATATTTTTCAATACGTTTATCATAACCAAAAAAAACGTGTGGAATATCGTGTATATTTCGAATAATTGATATCTGATTTTCATCAGATTCTGTATTTTTCTTTTCTTTAAGTTTAAAATCACTTTGTTCAATTCTTCCAAATTTATCAAATCCACCCTTCATCGCCCGTTTCTTACAGCCAACCTTGTATTCCTCCATTGAAATCCGAGTCTTTTTATCTCCAACCACTTTGTAAAAATAACCGCGCTTCGATTTACAATACTTCATTATTATAATGAAATATTATTTTTTTCAATAATAATCTAAATTCGAATCTTATAAATCCTTAATCTCCTTCTCTTTTGCAACCTTCGCCTTCTTCTTATCTCCATCATCCGGAGCATCCGTCTTCAGCTTCATAACAATTCCAATCGTATATAACTCCTGCATCAACAACTTAGATGCGTATGGAATCTGAACGCGAACGAAATCCGTATTGTTATTGCTATACAAACTATTGTAAATATTCTTATCCTTATTGACCGCTGCGATCATCCCTGTATCCTTACAAAGCGTAACAAAATACTTGTCCGAAACATCAAACATCCTCTCCTTCAAGAATTGGACCGTCCCGTGAGACAACATAGCATCCTTTTCCATTTCTCCAACACGCAAACCACCATCGCGCGCCCTTCCAACGCTCGGTTGGCGAACAAGCTGGCTGTAAGGTCCTGAGCTCCTGCTATTCGCCGTCCAAACGGGCTTCCCATTTCTCCGAACCATAAACACATTCCCCTCCACTTCCACGCAATGGACCGGTCCCTCATAATCATAGAGCTCATCTTCTTTGACATCCTTCTTCTTATAATGACCCCTATTCACCTCCGGATTATTGAACTTCTTATTAACACTCACCCGAAATAAATCATAATTGCTAACAACCCGCGTCCTCTCATTCATCTGGCTCTCATCCCCCTTCTGAATATGCGTCGTCTTCGTCGCGGACCATCCCGCGTGTAAGCATAACTGCGAAAACTGGTCCGCCAGTCTTGAAGACTTTGTGGAATACAGGACAGAATTTCCATCGCTCAGAATCATACTCTCAAGCAAAATTCGAGCCTGACTCTGACTCAACTTGAATACCCACTCAGGAAGAAACTTGTTCGGCGCCCCAATGGCCAACTCATTCATATAATTCGCCAATTGTGCATCATTAATCGTCCATTTCTTAAATCCAGATATCTTATCCACTTCATATCCCAACTTCTTAATTGCCTCCTCAAAAACCTTCTTGACGCTATCCTTCTTCAAATAAATAGCAACCCGCCTCTTATCAATAGTCCAACCATCAGCGATCCAAATGCCCATAAAGATAAGCCACGCCTCCATATCAATCGGCCTCTCATGCTTATCCGCGAATGCCGGAAGAACGAACTGGTAATCCGGAGCATCCCACTCTGCGCTCTTCTTGTATCGCACGTGCTTTCCCTCAATCTCATCCGCTCGAACAAACTCATACTCATCTAATTTCCTACTCTGAGAAACATACATCCGATGATTCGCCGTTGTGTCCAAATCAACGTGCTGATTACTAACCCGATACATCTTCCCCTTATAGTCGGGATAATGAAATACATTCATCGGCTTCTGATAAACCAGCTTCCCCTCAACCAAGCACGCAATTTCATCTTCCGTAGTAATCTCGGGAATAGTCTTCCATCCCACCAAAGTCAAAACATCATGGTCCGGCTTTAAGCAGTGGATTTTGTCGGCGACCATATGCTTCAACCTATGGTAATAACTGGGTCCTACAAAAATCATCGACTCAATCTGCTCACCGGTCCGCCCATTGTATAAAACCTCTAAGCCATTCCGCTGAAATCCACACTCTTTTTCTAAAATAGCCCCTAAATCATTTGGGTCCATCTTTGTGAAAGGAGTTCCATCAATGGAGTATCCCTTCATCGCTCCCATCTTTCCGGCGACCGTCTCAATCAACTGACCAATTGTCATTCTCTTCGGGAAACCAATCGGATTAATAATCAAATCGGGGACAATTCCATCCTTCGTATATGGCATGTCCTCCTGTGTAAAAGTAATTCCACACGTCGATTTATTCGCATAACGGGAACAATTTCCGACCCACACATTCTTCATATTCTGTCGAACCATAAATACGTGAGAGGGAACACGAAGACAATAGATATCTCCTTCATAATGATAAACTGACTCATTCACATTTCCAATGACCGGCTCATTCTCCTTATTCAAAATAACACGATAAAGTCCGTTCTCCTCAACGATAGTCGCACTTATTCCGGCGTGGATTGATAGACGCATAATGTAATCCGCAAATATCTTCGAGTCCGTCTTATATTCGCCGTCCATAATCCGGTCCAATAGCAATCTGGACTGCTTCTTTCCTAAGCCCCAAACCCACTCTGGAAAATCCTTCTCGCGCCCATTTCGAATACTCAGCCCAAATTGAATAATCGGATTCTCTTGAACAAACTCTCCATCTTTCTCGCAATTCTTTTTGAACTGATACTTCTTTCCGAGGACTTCAATCGCGCGAATCCGGCGATAGTCATTCTCTCCATCGACCCGCACATACAAATCATGGTCGACCGTAGTATCCAAATCAACTAATTCTGACCTCATCCGATACATCGCTCCTGTATATCCGAAGCTATACACTTCCTCAGGAGAAACATACTCAATCCGGCCATCAACGAGTGTTGCCACCTGATGGTCCATCCCAATCTGTCTAATAGGAATCCACCCTCCAGTAGTCAGAACTTCGCAGTCCCCCTTCAAGCAAAACTTGTCCCCAATCTCCGGAATGCGCTCACTTCTGACCCGAACGCGCCCGAACTTAAATCCCTCCCCATCCTTATTCACATATACCTTATCAACAATTCCACTGTCAGTGCTCTTTACAAAAGTGCTGGAATCGCGATACTTAATCTCATCATCCGAAGTCGTCTTCAATGGGATACATTTTCCAATGATTGCGTCTCCGCCATTCACTCGTGTCCCCTCTTTAACAAAACCGCTCTCCTCCAACTTTCCATAACTGCTCCCCTCTTTCATTCCCGCTGTCCTCGGAGTTCCATTGGGGTTGTATTTCACGGGCTTACAGAACTTCTCCTCCTCCAAAGTGCTCTGGTTCTTTTGCTCCTTTCCTTCATACGTCCGGAAATAGGTAGAAACGAACATCCCTCGGTCCAGAGATGACTTATTCACGATGACACTGTCCTCCTGATTGTAGCCAGTATAACACATAATCGCAACAACAATATTCTGACCATTAGGAATCTTATTAATATTCGTATATTCCGAGTTATCAGTAGTAATAATTCCCTTCTGGGGGTAGTACAATACATTCCCGCTCGTATCAAAACGGTTCTCATATGTGGTCGAATAAATACCGACAGCCTGTTTGGATTGGGCGCAATAATAGATAACACGGGGGGCCTGTTGATGGTCCGTAAAAGGCCCATTAACTCCAATAACACCGAACATTAGATTCGGGTCAATCTCAATATGCGTGTATTCAAAAAATTTGTCATTCTCGCGCAAATTACCCTCCAAGTCCTCTGGGTTCATCGCAATCATGGCAGTATTCTCCTCGGCTACATCCAAATATTCTATACAAACATGCTTCCCAAATAGCAAATCATCCCATTCGAGCTCATTCGCATTCAATTTATTCAAAATTTCCTCGGTTGCCATCGACTTATTATTTTCAATAATAATCAATGGACGAACAAGACGACCACCCTCAGTGGAGATATGAATCTCATTCATCTGGATATTCCATGAAATGCTCGTATAAATATTTATCTCACCGTTTCTGCGCATCTTCCTGAGTTCCCCCAAGAGAACCGCCGGTTTTTCGTGAATACCGATCCAATCTCCATTAACAAAAACCTTACACTTTCCGTAAATAGTCTCCGAATGAATGTCCTCAATCTGCCTAAGGCCCTGATGGATAATGAATTCGCGAATGGGCTGTGTGCTTGACGCAATTGTGATAACTGTTAACATCGCAAGATTCTTGACGATACCAACGGGCGCTCCTTCGGGGGTCTCCGCCGGACAAATGCGCCCCCACTGAGTGCTATGAAGCAAACGGGGTTGCTGATTCTTCATCGTAGTTTTCATTGGGGCCTGAACCTTCCGCATATCCGACAGAAAGCTCAAATAGCTCAACCTGTTCAACATACGCGCAATCCCCTTCTTGTTGTCCTTGCTCTGTAAGCCCCAATTTCCCGTGGATAAACCATATTTCATCCCACTCTCAATATCACTCTTCTTAATCTTGCGATGAAGTGTCGAAGCGATTTCATCAAATCGGTGGCGCTGTAATTCTTGACGACACTTGTGCTCAACATCGCGCATCATCTTTTTGAAGTTCTTGCGAAAAAGATCGGCCATATTTTCACCAGTTGTATCAACGCGCTTGTTCAAGAATGAGTCTCGATCGGCATAATCATTATTGAGATAACTCTGTAATAAGCGGAATGTCATATATCCCAAGAATATAGACTTCTTGAATGCGTTATTCCCAAGATGGGGGAGAAACTCCTCTATAATCGACGTTCGCGTCTGAGATATTTTATAAATGGATGACTGGAATGCACTTTGCTTAATACCCGACTGTAAAATAACATACTTACTACAATATTCCAGCGCGGTCTGTTGGTCCCTAATCTGCGAGGCCTCCTCAATAGAGGGCCGAAGCAACTCAAAATAGGGTGCGATCTCAGCATCATCCAAGTTGTAAAGGATTGAATTGATAATTTGCTTGTCTGATATAATTCCGAGGGCCCGAAATACGACGAACAGAGGAAGCTCCTGACGCATTCCCTGAATTTTCACTTTAATCGTTTTACCAGATGTAATATCCTTCGCAGTAAGCTTGACCTCCGCATTTTTTATATTGTAGGGTGAATTTTCGCAAACGCTCCGGATTTCACATTTGTGGGAGAACTTATTTTGGGTTTTTCCTTGATGGAAGCAATATACGATATTCTCGGCTTGTCTCTCCTGTGCGACGATAACCTTTTCATTCCCATTCACAATAAAATACCCACCGTAATCATATTTATCTTCTCCCATTTCAGTCAAGGTCTCATTTGACGTATCATTGAGAACGCAATACTTGGATTGAAGCATAAGGGGAATTTTTCCGAGTTGATGAGCCAAGAGTGGAGTGAACTCAGTCTCTTTTGGTTGTCCATTCGACTGATATTCGACCAATTTGTGATAAATATCGACTTTCAGAGTGAGACTATATGTCAATTTTTGAAGACGAGCATCATTCGGAAACATCTGACGAATACTGCTCTGGTCATCCTGAATAATTGGGCGACTAATATAAATTTTACCGAATTTGATGTGATATTCTAATTTGTTTCTCTCCAACTCTTTGTCGTAATCGGCGTAAATGACATTCTTCGAATTCGAATTATATTCATCTAAAATTTCGTAAATTTTATTGTCGATAAAATTGTCGAATCCGTCGATTTGATGACGAACAATTCTGCGTTGGTCGGAAAAATACGAATTGCTTATAATTTTCCCATTACTATTTTTATTTTGAATCTGAGATACAAGTGTGGTAGCCATTATAATAATGTAGTAGATTATATTTAAATTGTTTTGGGAATAATTATTTCAATTTTTTTGTTTTATATTAAAGAAATTATTATTATATATATAATGAAAAAAGACACTCCAAAGAGGGACCGTGATTCTGATAATACACATGTAAGTTCGAAGACATCTAAAATAACAACGACAAATACGATACGGACTGACCGATTTTCATCTGGTGGAGGCGGAGGCGATGATAGTGATGAAGAATTTATTGATTTTATTATCGGAAAATATCACGAGCGTCAAAAAGAGATTGAAAAGAAACCAGAAGTCGAATATGAGTTTGTCCGTATCATGAAGGAAATAAATGATATTGATGATTTAATTGAACTCGCCAAGATTTATAATCCAGCCGAAAACAAGAAATACAATATTAATATGGAGTCCCTTAGTAAATTAGTGGATCCACTCACCGAATTAAAACGGATGATTGGAATGCCTAAATTAAAGAAGGCCATCTTGAATCAGGTCATATATTTCCTTCAAGACTTCGAGGAGAAGAATGCGCATATGATGCACACTATTATTGAGGGACCGCCCGGGTCCGGTAAAACGGAGGTCGCCAAAATCTTAGGAAAAATCTATGCGAAATTGGGATTTCTTAAAAAGGATAAAGTCCTATCAGTTAAAAGGAGTGATTTGGTTGGACAATATCTCGGACAGACCGCAATTAAAACTCAGAAAGTTATTGATTCCGCGAAGGGAGGAGTTTTATTAATAGATGAAGCTTATAGCCTCGGAAATTCAGAAGGACGCGATAGTTATTCGAAGGAGTGTATTGATACAATTAATCAAAATCTGAGTGAGGAGAAGAGTGAGTTCATTTGTATAATTGTCGGATATAAGAATTCATTAAAAGAATGTTTTTTTTCATATAATGCTGGATTAGAAAGAAGATTTCCATTTCGTTATACGATTGATGAATACACTCATGAGGACTTGATGAAAATATTCAAAAAGTTGTTGATTGATTATAAATGGGAACTGATTGCTGATGAGAAGAAATTGTTGAAATTTTTTGAAGAAAACAGAAAAGTCTTTGAATTTAACGGTGGGGACTTGGAGACTTTAATACAAAATTCAAAGATTACTCATTCGAGGCGCGTTTTTACACTGGACAATGATATCAAGAAGAAACTGACATTAGAAGATTTGGAGAGCGGACTTAAAGCGATGATGGATAACGAAGAGATTTCAAAAAGAAAAAATAAATCCGATTTTAATATTATTAGTCATTTATATAATTGATTTGTAATTTTTATATTTTATTTCTAAATAAAATATAATGAGTGGAGGATGTTCAAATCTTATTAATCAATTAAGAACAACTGTTTGTGAATTACAAAATAATGCATCAAATTCACTTACATCTAATGTAAATGTTCCAGTTACTTTTAATCAATTATCAATTGATACAGTTATGAATGTATTGAATGGTGTAAAAACCGCATTTGATAATAATTATTATTTATTGTCTCTTATTACAAAATATAAAAATGAAATAAAATTGGCGGGAAGATATGATACAATTTTAAAACCAATTGTTGAAAAAGATTTTATTAGTAATGAAGATTATTTCTGGGTTATAAATACTCCAAAAAATGAATTACAGTTTTCAAATGCAACACATTATTTTACTTGGAATCAATATAAAAATTTAGATAATAAGAAATTTGTAGAAATAACTAATATTAATTACATGAAGAATCTATTTGAATATGTTCGAAATCAATATTCATTTGCATCATCATTTGATTCATCAGTTGAGAAATATAATAAATTATATTTAAATGTATGGGATGAAGGTATTGATTTAAATTATAATACATATATTCTTGATATATTAGATGATACAAAGCAAACTTGGATTGAAATTGGAAGTGCAATTGGTTTAATGCCATATTTTCCAATTTCAATACAAAATGATATAAAATTATTACCAAAAGAATTTATTGAATTTATAGAATATATAAATAACTATATTATATCATTTTCATCATTAAAAAATGAATATTTTAGTCAAACTATTTCAGCCGAAGATATTATTACCAAATGGAGTGATGGAAATATATGGGAATTAACACCACTTAGTAATAAAGATAACGCAAAATGTCTTTATTCTAAAAAATATGATTTTACTGATAAATATATTTCTGATTGTTTTATACCAAATATCGATTTAGATTATCCGAGTATTGTAAATAGTATATTAGTTGATTTAAATTTAAATAATCAAAATATTAAAATTGGACAAATTACGATTTTAACTTATACAATCGGAAATATATCATATTTTCACATAAATAAGGTCATTAACTATAATGGTAAAACTGCGTGGATTGATAAAATGATTGAAATTAATGATAAATTCAGCAAATCAATTAATGTAAAAGGAGATGTAAATATTAATGGAAATTTAAGTGTAAATACTTTTAATGATGAACCAATTATGAATGTTGATAATGTTAATAGAATAATTACATTATATAATAAATTAGGAATAAATCAAGAACCATATAATGTTAAAGGTGTATTGGATATTGATAATTTATCAATTCCAAAAATAATTTCTATACTTGAAAATTTTCAAAGTAATCAAACAAACAGTTATTATATAATATCATTAATTATTGATGTATTATTAAATTCCACAATAAGTAATACTGCAAATATACAAATTCCAACTGGATTCAATGATATTTCTATTATAAATGCACCATTAAAAAATAATATATTAAATACTGAAATAAAATTAATTGGAAATAGTTTATTAAATCCATTTTTATCAAATGGAAATACGCTCAATTCAGAATCATTTGATAAAATAAATAGAATAATAAATGAATTGAATAAAATGATACCTGAAATTAATGGGTATAAAGCAACAAATGGAATAATAACGGACTCTCCTTTTATTTATTCATTTACTGAAATATTAAATGATACAAAATATTCATATTTATGTAGCATGAAGGCATTTATACGCAGTTATAATAATGTAGAATATGTATATTTTGTTATTTCATCATTAAATATTCAGGATATTATTATTAATAAATCATATAAATCTAATTTTGAAGAGGTTATAAATAAATTAAGCACAGCAAGTAAATATTTGAATTATGTATCACTTGTAATATATCAAAATGATATATATTCAAAATTATTTCCACCCACTGAAATTATTGATACAACAATGGATTATGTAAATAATTATGTAAATAATAATCATTATTTTAGAAATAGATTTGGAAATGGTGAATTATATTCATTTGGGATTAAATTAACAGATACAGATATAACTTCAATATTAAAGAAATTTACATTAAAATATGATAGTGATACTAATTACGGATCATTTATATTAAATGAAAATTTTCCATTTTGGGTAAATAAAAATCCAAATTCTTTATATATAAATAATACAGAATTAAAAATAAATTACGCTCTATATGATGTAGTATCTCAAATAATTAATATTAATGGAATAAAATTAAATCAATCATTTGGAGTTCATTATAAGTTTGTTGATGGTATTAAATATTCATATTGTAAGCTCTTATATATAAATAATTCATATTATTTATTTGGAGTTGGAATTAATTTAGAAAAATTAATAGATAATAGTCTTTTTGTAAAAGGTGATTCAACTTTAACTGGTAATTTATTTATAAAAGATGTAGATAATAAGCCAATATTTCAAGTAAATAATAATAATAAAAAAATATCAAACATGTATTCAGTTGGAATTGGAAAAGAAATCCCAACAACGACTCTTGATGTAGCTGATTCATCCGTAAATGATATTCTTGCGGTAGTTAAAGAAATGGCAAATATTTATATATTATTAAATTCAAATATAAATACACTTAAAGAATCAAATTTATCAGATTTAACAGATATTCGAAATACAATCGAAACATCATTTATTGATCCGTTTACAAATAAAAAATTTATACAATTAGATAATAAATATTTTACTTTTTATAAAATTTCTTATTCCGAATATTCATATCCATTATATCATTATTTATTAAAAACTGTTTGGAAAAATGAGTTTGGAAAAAGATTAGATAATATAAAAATACCAGAAACAAAATTATTAGTTGATTATGCGATGATTGCAGAATTAAATTATAAATATTTGTTTTTTTTTAATAATTCATCATATTTTATGTTATATAAATGGATATATGGTAAAAAATTTAGTATTGGACGAGTAATAAAGAAAGGAGATGATTATTTCAGATTACTTATGGGTGTTGATTTAGAAAATATGAACATTAAAATAAATACAAATTCAAACATAGAAACATTTTTTAATTGTATGGTATTTTATCAAAATTATTTAGATGTAATTGTATCAAAAATAAATAATATATCTCTGAATGATTCACAATATATAATCGCATTTGATAATTTAAATAGTAAATTACTACAATACGGAACTCCAAAATTTAATAAATTAAAAATATTTATAGATAGTAGCAATAATAATCATTTGAAATCGCAAGTTTTTAATTTAAATAAACAATATATTCCAGATAAAAATTCAACATTAAATACAACAACAGATTTTATTGAAGACCCTGACTCATTTTCAGATTATCCATATCCTCAGTATAATATATATCAGTATCTTGATAATAATGTATTGATTAAGTATCAATCATTAATATTAAATATTATAAATTTATATAAAACATTTAATAGCAATGACCATGGAATTATTTATTATGAAGATTTGACAAAATATTATATTGGTTTGATATATTGTTTTAATTCATATACAGACCCAAATAATTCAAAGAATAGTTATATTGAAATTATTTTATTAGAAAAAATCCTTGAAGAAATAATAATACCAAGTGTAAAGATAAATGGTGATACAGAAATTAATGGAGAAATAACAATTAAAAATAAGAAATTTAATAAAAATTATACAATTATTGACCCAGACCGGAATTTTATTGGAATAAACTCTGATGAAAGAGAAATATTTTATACTTATCGCTTTGATTCACAACGAAAATCAAATGTAATAAGTCAAAATTTATATGTTAAAAATGATAAATATCCTGTATCTGTTTTTGAAAGAATATGGGAAACTGATTATAAATCATATATAAATCAAACAGATCCAAAATACAAAGATAATATATATGATTCATATAGCGCACTAACAGTTAAAAGAGGTAGTGATTTATATAATTTTATAAATATGTATAATTATGCAAAGAGAACAAATGTTAAATACGGTGTTGATATTGCATTTGAAATGAGAAATAGATGGTATGAAACACAGGAAATTGGACATATTAGTATGTTTATTGATAAAGTAGTTCCATCAGTTAGTTCTGATGATGTAACAATTAAAGCAGGTTTTAAAGTTACAGCGACTGATATAATAAATATTAATGAAACCAAAGAAAAAGAATTATTATATGTTTCAAATGATGGAGATATGAGAGTGAATAGTCTGATTTTACCTAAAAAAACAAATATAACATTACCAATAGAACCATCCATCGGTCAAATTGTATATGTAAATGATAATAATGTAGATTATTTATATGTATGCACATCTATAACTCCAATTAAATGGAAACGCGTTGAATTATCAAATATTTATTGAAGAGATATTATTTATTTTTATGAATACTTTCATAAAAATAAAATATATAATAATAATAATAATGCTAAAATATTTAAATTCATCGATATATATGGGAATCAGTAAGAAAAATAATAAAAATAAAGCAATTACAAAATCATTTGAGCAAATGCGTATCGAAAATTTGAAAAAACAACTTGGGAAAATTAAAGAAAAAGAAACCGGTGTTGTAAATAGTAAAGCATCAAGTAATACAGAGGGTATTGAGTTATCTAATATGTCGGAGACAACTTCTCTTTTACAAAATCAAAAAAGAATAAATACTTCATCAAATTCAAAAGAATTAGATAAATGGACAACTTATTTAGCTTACTTATTGAAACAGGAAAAGAATAATAAAAATAATAAAACAAAAACAACACTAACTGTTTGTAAATATGAAGCACTTTTAACACAATGTAGTTATTTATCAAGAATGGCGTATACCCCAGCAGAAGTATTTTGTAGAATGACAAAATTTTTAGATTTAAATCCAACCGATTTTAATGACTATATTCGCGTAATTGAAAAAATAATGGAAAACAAAGTATCTGGTAAAATGATAAATTATGAATGTTCTTATAATTCGTTGTGGTTGATGAAACAAGAATCATATAAATCATTATTTGATGTTCCGAATCCTGAAATAATTAAAGAACAAGCAACTGAAAAAAATATAGATGGATTCTTTTTAAGAAATAATAAAAATGTAAATGTATATATTTATTATCATCATAATAGAGGTAGTCAGTTTAACAATGAACCGACCATTTATGTCGCATTTAAAGGAGCATCCAGTATTAGTGAATTTTTAGAAGGAGGACTAAAACTTCTTATAAAAGATATTTCATTATCAGAGTTAGGAATAACTGGAACAAATCAAAATTCTAAAGCTGGAAGGACATATGTTGAATTCTTAAAAGATAATACAACCGAAAATGTTCCACTTATTCAGGCTGTTTTTGAAAAAGTTAAAAGTTTAATAGAAGAAAATAAAAAAGAAGAAAATAAAAAAGAAGAAAATTTAAATAATTCATTCACACAGCAATCATTTTATGAACAGCAAAATATATTAAAAAAATCAAAAATAATTATAACTGGTCATTCAATTGGTAGCGCATTTTCTGTCTTATTTGCATTTTATTACATGAAGCACAAAGATAGACCAACTAATCCAGTCCATCTTATAACATTCGGTGAAACAACTGTTATGAATGCATTTGCCAGAAATGAATTTAATCAACTGTTAAATTCTTCAACAAAAGGTCGTATTTTTACGTATGACCGGATTGAAAGCACCACTAAAAAAGGTGGTGTTGGAGTATGGAGGAACATTTTTACAAAACTTCCAGCTGATTTGAACCACGCCGGATATAGTATTTTACAAGATGAAACTTTTCCATTCAAAACAACTGGACGAACAAATGAAATTAGTGAACTTCGGGCGTTATGTGGAATGATTAATGAATCAGACGGAAAACTAACAACAACAAATACAGAGAATGATACACAAGAATTTATTAATTTATTTGATAATTGGAATAATTATTCAGGAGCTAAATTAGAATTATATAAAAAAAAACTTAGAGTTTTACTTGGAACGAATAAATCAAGTCAGTATCCAATAATTAAAAAAGTATTACAAGATGGAAAAAGTCAAGAAGTTGAAAATCTTTTCAAACAGATTGAAGATGTAAAAGCAGTAAATGAATCTGGAAAAGAAGTTAAAGGTGTAAATAATTCTAAAAAAGAAATTGAATTAAATAAAATTCCCCCTAAAATAGAACAAACAGGTGGTGGTTTATTTAGTTCTATAAGTAAATTCAAAAATAAAAAAATTGGAATAGTTGGAATGACAGAAGAAAATGAAAAATACAAAAAATTAGCATTACAAATGATGCCAAATCAAGTTATTTATGATTGTAATCGAAAAATATCATTCGCAACATGTGTAGGAAGTTATATGGGTGTCTCATATATGCCAGTTTTACGATTACCAAAAATTAAATTAGTATCAAGAAATAATAAATTATCAAAAAATAGAATTATTTTGAAAAAAGAACCGAAAGTTAATTATACTTTATACAAAATTAAAGATAGATTGTATAGTGTAAATGATGGAAAAGATTCAAATTGTGTTCCTTCATTTTTTTTCGGTTCAAAATATAAAAATAAAAATCCAACTTCATCAAATTCACAAAATCCAACTTCATCAAATTCACAAAATCCAGCTTCATCAAATTCACAAAATCCAGCTTCATCAAATTCACAAAATCAATCTTCATCAAATTCACAAAAAACAAAATCGAATAGTGGTAGTTCTTGTAGCATATTATAATTTAATCAATCAATTTAAAATATATGAAATTCATATATTTAACACATAAAAATCAATACAAAATCGCCACAAATTCAAATTCCGTCAATGTCATCCGTATCGGAAGAATCGCTATCCGAAGATATATCAAAATTCCTGTTTTGTTTTAATTCAACCACGCTATCACTGCTTTCACCATCTTCATCACTATCAGTCTCATCTGCCCCAACAAAAACAATACCTGAATTAGATGGATGACTCGCCGATTTGATATCTTCAAAAGCATAACTTTTAAGTTTTCCCAACTTAATCAATTTGCGAACTTGCTCTTTCGTATAATATCCCAAAATATCATACGTTTGTTCAACAAATTTCTCTTCCTCGCTATTTCTAAAATCGCGACCCGATACTAAAACAATATCCTCTGATTTAATATCTTTCCATCCTTTTAAGGCCCCGCGAGCCCTTCCAACCGCTTTTTTAGCAGTATCTTGTAATATTATATCGAACCGCTTGTCGCCCAATTTACGAACAATACGTGCGTATTGTTGTCCTTCATCCGCAATTATAAATGGCGGTGTATCAAACGTCGTTTTCTTTACTTTCTTATAGGTTTTTCCTCCTTTCTTATTTGTTGGCATGTTAATATATTTAATGTATATATAGATTATTTTCTTTAACCTGTTTTCATCAATAATATAAATATTACGAACACGACGAAGAATATTAGGAATATATATGGATTAAAACTGTATTTTGAACTAACGCTGGCCTTATTGTCGAAGTGTTCAACTTCATTTTTACAGATTCCGTAATATTGAGTATCAATCCCAGACTGTTTCGCATGATAGTCATTCTTATAAGTAATTCCATCAGCCCCACAAACTGGCTCGTATTTATCTGGCCCATTTTTATTAAGTCCAACCGGATTACAACCACACGGAAACTGATTCATAAAAACCCCACTTTGTTTTCCTTTATAGGCGGTATTAACTGCATTCATTGAGTTGTATGTAGCTTTATTATATCTCTGACACATCCCATCAACGCACATTTCAACCCCTCGCTTACAATCATTATTCGATTTACAACGATCCCCTATTTCATTACTCACATAAGAATACGGTCCATCTTCAAAATCGTATGTTCCGGCGACCTTAGAATCAGTATATTGATTCATAGGGTCCGCAACTCCCCTGAAAGATTGCTCACAATTTGTTATTGTCTGATTTAATTCATTTTTACAAAAATCGGAGTTTTTCATTTCATCACCCTCGCAAACATATTCTTTTGGGATGACAGTTCCTTCACAACAGCCATATTTACTATTTAAACAAACGTCTTTTCCTCTAATCTGACATCCATCGTATTTAGGATCATCAGACATTTTATAATTGACTCCATCTCGACAGCATCTATATTTAGTTTTCTTACAATCAGTTAAAGGTGTCGGACAATTGCTCCCACTATTATCCATTTTCTCTATTTTACCATCTGGACATTTTCCATAATTCCCCTGAAAATTTTCAACGCATTTAGTATCATCATCATCTTTCATTCTCGATTCCATAACCATTTTAACAACTTTATCTCGTCTTGGGATACAAACATTCATTTTCTTCAAGCCAATATCTCCTGTTCCGAATGTATTGAAGTATGGTTTTTTAGTTAGGTTTGGATTCGGGTCCTGAACCAATTTATTCCCCCTCTTTATAAAACTGGTTGTCTTATCCGAATATGTCAGACTCTCTTTTAGTGGCTTCATTCCAATATTGTTAAAATAACTACATCGTGCCTTCCCATCATTTCCGAGCTCATATGAATATCCTCCACACCCGACATCTTCCAAACACCAGTCCCCACATTTCTCATGAAATTCGAACGCGTTCTTTTTAGGTTTCGCACCGTCATCAATTTCTTTAACGCTACAACCATATTTAACATTATCCCCAATTTTAAATTCTAAGTTCTTATATTTATCAAAATCGGATGTATATGGTAAATAAGGATTCGCCGGATTTGTTTCCCCATTATCCGTCGGAAGACCCATAAAATCCGCCTTTTGATAGGGGACATAATTCATTCGAGCCTTGCACTCGTTATCATCAGGAGCACACTCCAAACGAACATCCCCATTTATGCGTAATTTCCCCTTTAATCCAGTATCTGGCGCAGTAGGAATACAGTTCGGAGGGATACACAGGGATGGATTTGTAATACCCCCGCTCTTATTTATCGGATTCTTTGGCCCAATTCGCCCATTCGGCCCCACAACATAGGATGTCATACATTTATCATCTACCATCTCACAGAAACTATCTCCCACTTTTCCTTTTTTGTCATATTTGCGATAATAATTCGCCATTGAATCTTTGGCACCGAATCTGTTAGGTTCAGGATTCACCTTCTTAAAATATGTAGTCGCATAATTTCCAGCGTTTCTTCGAATATTTCCACGATTCCCATACATTTTACATGAATCATTCGATTCTTTAAACTCTATCGCCTGACAAGATTTATCATAAAAACACGCACCCATACATTCATTGATGGACAAATTTGCATCTTTAAGCGTATCAATTGGTCTCTCAGTGAAATGGTGTTTTTGATTCAATTCCGTGAAATTATTCCGCATATTATCGCATGATGTATTATCAATAAGTTGATTCTTCGTGAAAATTGACGTTTCATATGATTTATCATCGTCGATTGCTTTTCCTTGTGTGGGGGTCCCCCTATGTAAAATGCACTGATTCGGTTTTTTCTCGGAAACGAAGGCTTCGCAACCACTTTTACGACTACATTCTCGCGCACATTCAACCGCAGATACAGCATTCACTGATATTGGTGTTCCTTCCATAAATCCGACATCGGAAGTGTAATTAATAAGCGGGTTCGCAATGGATGGATATAGAGTTTCAAATACACTGTCTGGATTTAGACCACTACATTTTTCTTGTGAAATTCCTCCATGATATATTTTTTCACGGCTTTCACAAGGAACCGCTGGAATATTGTAATAATTATTAATCATATTAATTTTATAATAGAAAATAATAAAAAAAAATTCAACTAATATATTAATGATTGATAATAATAATGAATTAGTTTTTGGGTTGTTTTTTGGAGTAATTATGTTTTTCATCGGATATAAATTACTTGATAATAGTGATACCTATCTTAAATACTCGACTCTAAATATAATTTTAATCGCTTTTTTCATTATTTTATTCTTTATATTCGGGCATCTCTTAAATAATATTTTTCAAACATTTAGAACCGCAAAAAAAAAAGATAACTAATATTAATGAATCAAACTGTTTTAATGGGAATAACTATCCTAATTTTCCTAATTTGCTTCCCGACGGCAATTGCATTAAAAGGAAAGCTCGGAGATAAGGATAAATGTGCAGATATAATAATAACTGGTGGAATCGGTAGTATTTTAGCGGGGACTCTTTTTGGAATTGTAAAACCAGTCATTCTTCAACAAAATATAGATGGCGGTTTTATTTATTTAATCATAATATTGTTCTTTGTGTGGTATATCCTTGTTAAGATGTTTTCTCTCTTGATGTATAGAGTAAATGCTAATGCTAACACAGTCGCGCCAAATCCATCAAAGTCCAAAATTTCTACGATTCCTACTCCAACAGCAATGACAGATGATAATATAGATTCAGATAATGGAGATTCATCATCTCAATATACAATTTTATCATACGTTTTCGTTGCTATGATTGCAATACTTATTATTGCGATATTAGGCGTTTCCCTATATCAACAATCGAAGACGGGTTCAAATTCTCCTCTTATGAGTTATGTCATTATAATGTCCGTAATGATTGTATTATCACTGTTGTTCTCTTTCTTCTCGGGAGTTCGTATAAGTATTGATAAAAAGGTTCAAATTATGAGTTATACAATATCATACGCAATTGTGTTTGGTATTTTAGCATCCATTTTCATTTTTAGTAATTTCAAGCTTAGTTCAACTGTTACAATGGCGTTCATATTCTTCGTCTGGATGACACTATCCACTTCAATTGCGAACTTCCTTACATATAATCAACCAGTTATTAAGCGCTACTAAAAAGCCCTTTTTTCTTCTACTACGTAGAAGTAAAAGGGCTTAGACCCCAAAAAGACCCAGATTCAGACATTGTTATAAAAAGTCTGAAGTGGGTCTTTTTGGGGGTTCGCCCCTTTACTTGTTCGAAGAACAAGAAAAAGGGGCGTCGCTATGTAATTCCATAAACTTAGTATATAATTTTTCAGTAGGAATCAAGTATGTCTTGTAGGAAAGAAGTAGGACCAGTAATTTATTTATTGTAACATCGCTAATATCGCACTTATCCAAAATATCATTTTTATCAACATCTAATTGATAAATTGTTGAAACCAAAAATAATGACCCAACCGCAATCGAGATTGGTGTATTTTTAATAACGATTCCCAACTCTTGGGCCATATAAGAAACATATAAAGAAATATTCAGGTAGATTTCCGTGTATTCCAGCAATTTACCAATTCTGTGAACTTCATCGATGACTGATACTGGCTTCATCCGAGCATAATACTCTGGCTCCTTTTCAAAGAGTTGCTCCCTATAAAAATTACATCCTTTCGTGAATTTCTTCTTATTAATGTCGAACTGCTTACTAAGTTTCTCTTTGTTTGTCGTTATATTGCGACCCTCAGACGCATAAAAGATACACGCCGCCATATTACTATGCTTCTTGGACCCCCTCTTATTCTCATTTTTACTTATTTTCTCAAACAAATTTTTCGCATGATTCTTGACGGCCTCGGAAACTGTATCGTCGGCACTTGTATCAATATATTGAAAATTTTTGAGAAGACTGCGCTCTTTGTAATCCATCTGGATGAATTTCTGATGACGGCGAAAATTATAGAAACCGCCCCATCCGGAGATAGTTGTCGATAGCGATGACTTCAAGAAATGCTCATTAACTGGCATTCCAACTCGGGATGGGTCTCCTCTTGAATAATCATCCGATGTAAGTGTTCGCCACTCTTGGGTTTCATCCAGAATTTCTCCGTTGCTCTTTCCACATTTAGAACAAACATATCCACCGTCTTCGATGACGCACTCGAACTCTCCACAGAATTTACAATAATGACTATTCTTCTTTTGCTTAATGACACGTTCTTCCTGTTTGTGCTCATCATCCTCATAAAATGTATTCAACATCTCATTGAATTTTTTAGAATCAAAGATTCCAATATGTTGTGATAGTATATTCATGTTTAATAAATTCATGGTTTTGTTCATTTAATAATCAATTTTTATGAAATCGCGAGAAAGCTTTAAACTGTTTTTAACCTGTTTTATAGCCTTTTATTTTTTCTGGATAATAATTAATGATTGACAAAAAAATGGTGTTGCTCTTTTTCTTTATTTATTTCGCATTCCAGATATTCGCGCAAATATGGGGGACATATATAGATAAAGGAGGTATTCCTTCCGCGAAGAATTATACACAGAATTTTATTACGGCACTCGTTTTAATTGGATTGGTCGGCTACTTTTGTGAACCGGCTGTCAATATGAATAATTGGGTCAGCTATTTTGTTTTAATGATGACATTTGTTTTAGTTTTCGTATATTGCTATTCGAAGAGGGTTCTTGATATTCAAACACAGAATGATAAGGCGAATGGTAAAAATAAAGCACAAATCTGGTTAATTTGTATTATCATAGCGATTTACTCTGTAATTATATTAGGCTATTTCATTACTTACTTTCAATATATTGAAACAGATGAAAGAAAAACAATATTGTTATCTCTACCCATTTTAGCAATTCTATACTTCTCATTCTATTTTTTCAAGCCAGATAGCACTTATGAAAATAAGTTCGTTATCCCATTTTTTCTATATCCTATCCTATTTTTATCAAACAATCTCGACAAGAGTTCAATCTTGTCTAATGGATATGTAATATTATTTGTGTCAGTTGTATCAATGTGGGGCTTTTTCGGAGTGGAGTGGTTCGTTGGTCCTACAATAGATTACCAGAACAATTTAGATACGAAACAATGTCGCGCAGTTCTTGGAATGGGAGATGGTTCTATAATTACTCCAAATGCTAATATAGACACAGATACTAAGAAGAACACACGAAATATTAATTATTTGTATATTGCACTTAGCTTGATATTTATGGCGGTTATTATTTCGGTTCTTATTGCGTATTTGACATTCCAAAATTAAATGTTGTTATAATAATAAACGAATGGTGGTTGAAATAATTAGTGGGCTCTATCTTGGTAATAAAAGGGATGCGTATAATGCACATTTCTTAAAAACACGCCAAATAAATATAATTATAAATACGACAGATGAAGTAGAATTTATGAACGGATGTAGTAAAAGTGGGATACAATGTATAAGAGTAAGCATATCTGACCGACATACTGATGAGAACAAGATGAAACATAATCGGAATTATTACTATCAACTGGGGAGCCTTTGTTCTCTTATTGATAAAAATTTAGAGAGGAATAAAAATATTTTGGTTCATTGTCGCCATGGCAAATATAGGTCAACTTGTTTGATTATTGCTTATATTATTTATAAAACACAAATGAAATTAGAGGAAGTATATGAGCTCATTTCATATAAGTATCCTCTTGTTAAATTGAATAACCATTTATTCTTTAATACTCTAAAAATGTTTGAAGAAGAAATAACGAATAAATAAAATAAAAATATCTATTATAAATAAATGGGAAATACAATTGCGACGAATCCACAAATGAAAGAATCAATAAAAGAGGTATACACAGATGATAAACAACTCTTTGATACAATATTGGAAAAATCAAGAGCAATATATAGTCGGAATAAAGAACAACTCGCCGATAAAGAAATATATGATAGATTAGTTATAACTTATTCGAACCAGTTATATAAAATACCATTAGAAAAAATTGAGACTATATATGCTCAGATGGAGGGTCAGAGCTCTATAAAAAACGAACTCAAACCGTTTTTGGAACTTTCACTTAAATACCACGGATTAGAAGAAGAAAAATATATTGTTAATCAACTAAGTGGTAAGTTGGTTGAAAACTTCAAAAACAAGAAGATTCCTGCGGAAGTTGAGAGAAATGGTATTAAACTGAAATTACCTGATTTATATTATATTCACAATAAGGTTGCATTGCTATTAGATGGGATTCAACAACGCGAGAATAATAAATTGGAACAACAAACCGGAGGAATCTATTTTAGCCCTCTTGCTTTAAGCAATAATGGACAAATACCACAGGATGAGATACGATACCCAAAACAGAATAATAAAAATAATAAAATAGGTGGTCGTGGTTTTTCTATGAATAATAATAATATAAATGAACTGGACCCATATAATGGAAATTCTGAAAATTATGGTAGTTCCGTAAATAATGTGAATAATGGAAATAGTTTTAATCAAAATAAGAAAAAAAGACTTAATATTAAACCTCAACCGCAACAGCAACAAAGACAAAACAAAAAATCATTATCTTCTATTCAAAAAGAAATTGAAGAATTAGAAAAAGAACCAGAACCAGAACCAGAACAAAAAAAAGCAAATAATAATTCAAAAAACAAACAAAATACACCTTCTCTCGTTATCACTCCTTCTCCCATTCCTGCTCCTACTATCGCCTCCAAATCAAGACCAATAATTATCCCAGAAGAAGATAATCTATGCTCTGACCCAACCGTCCCATGTAAATTAACTAAGATGGAAATGTGTGTAAAAATTGTTATGAATCTTATGACAAGAAACAATATAATTTTAGCAATTTTATCAATGATTCCTATCCCTAATAAAAATGGAGATTATGAGGGAAGTTTTACATTTGAGAGATTAACATCATTAAAGAAAGGGCGATTTTGCGCACCATCTCTACTTTTACACGTCCAAGACGAAGATGATGATGTCAGAATCCATAAAATTATGAGATTTTTAAATATGATGGATGATGAATCATGTAAAAAATCGGGAGGGATAATATTTCAATTAACTGAAAAACAAATGAAAGACATGTTGGTTGATGAAACATTTGGTAAGAAATATTTTGAATACGGAAATAAAATAAATTCAACTTATCAAGAGTCTATTCGGGCACTCCTTACTATACTTGAAAAGTTGGAGTCGAATTTTACAATTAGCACTGATGAACTTAATCAAATAAGCACATCTGTTAAGAATACGATTGATGAACTTTATATAAAGACTCAGTTAAATTTCTTAATGGCAGTTTTGGTTGTTATGGACTTCGATTTTGATAAAAATCCGGAGAAGAATATAAAGATTGAAGAAAGAAAAAAGAAAATAATGCAAGGAACTTTTTAATAATTTTCTAAATTTAACTTTTTCAAATAAAAAGTTAAATTTTATCAAATAATACGATACATATATTTAACTTTTATTATTGTAAAAATTAAATATCATCAAATAATACGATACATAAATTTAATTTTTACAATAATAAAAGTTAAATATCATCAAATAATACGATACATAAATTTAACTTTTTATTTGAAAAAGTTAAATTTTATCAAATAATACGATACATAAATTTAATTTTTACAATAATAAAAAGTTAAATTTTATCAAATAATACGATACATAAATTTAATTTTTACAATAATAAAAATTAAATATCATCAAATAATACGATACATAAATTTAATTTTTTATTTGAAAAAGTTAAATTTTATCAAAATAATACGATACATAAATTTAATTTTTACAATAATAAAAATTAAATATCATCAAATAATACGAATAAAAAGAGGAGGGGGGTAAGGGGGGAACTCTAAGTTCCCCCTCGTTACATCCCTGACACATCTACATCATCCGGATTTGGTTCATTCGGTGAAGAAAAAGCAGTCCCCATATTCGCAGGTAAACCCACAATTTGGTCCACAACCGCAACCGCATTTATAATCGTATTAATTGTATGAACAATAACTCCAATAATATCCGCAGGTAAATCAGTAATACCAGTTCCTCCGTAATCCCAAGGAATTGCTTCGTCTTTTCCACCACCCCTTATTTTTTTAATTTTAATTTTTTTAGTTTTAGTTTTAGTTTTAGTTTTAGTTTTTTCCATTATACTATAATAAATATTTTTATTTATTCTTTCGGAGCTTTCTTACTCTTCTTCTTACTAACAACCTCATCAGTCGGTTCTTCACTCACCTCTTGAACAACTTCATGAACAGCGACTTCTTGTGTTTCAGAAGAATGACTTTCAGACTTAGGAACTGGAACTACAAATCCAGTCTGAAACTTCATCTTCCCTTCTTCAATAACCGGAAATTTTGACTTCAAATAACCAATCCCCATATTTTCAAGAAAACTCGCAAAACTATTCTGCTCATCTAAATTGTCAAATGTGAAACTGGTGGCGTAGCCCTCGTCTTGGTCCTCTAACTCTGGTTGAAAAATTTTCATCCTCACTACATTACTATAACCAGTTTTCTTTAAGCCGTTTTGTAAAAAATGATTTTTTATAATAATAAAAGTCATATATATCAAAAAATGGAACGATATTTCAAAATAAAATCCCCTTCTTCATTAACACGTGATCAAAATGAAGCATATGAAGCATTCAAACAAGGACGCAACCTTCTAATAACTGGACAAGCCGGAACCGGAAAATCACACCTTATCTCGAAAATCGTAGATTATTGTAATCAGATGGAAAAAAACGTCGCAATAACCGCAATGACAGGGACTGCATCAAGTCTTATCGGTGGAAAAACAATCCACTCTTGGGGGTCCCTTGGACTCGGAAATCGCGGTCCAGAATACTACTCCGAAAAAATCCTCGCATCATGGCCCAAAAAAACCAAATGGAAGAAATGTCGCGTCCTAATTATTGATGAAGTCTCTATGCTAACCGCACAATTCTTCGAATTAATTGAAGAGGTTGCGCGAAATGTCCGTGGTAGTGGTCGCCCTTTCGGCGGAATCCAAGTCATTTTAATAGGAGATTTCTACCAACTTCCACCAGTTTCCAAGGCTTCCGACCCCCAGAAATTCTGTTTCGAAAGTGAAAGGTGGGAAGATGTTATAGACCAGAAAATAACACTTACCGAAATCATTCGCCAAAAAGAACCGGCATTCCAGAAGGTTCTTTCCGAAGTCCGCGTTGGGCGACCATCGCGCGAAACAATTGATATTATCCGGTCCCGCGTCGGTATAAAGCCGAGCACGGAAACCGGAATTCTTCCGACAATCATCTACTCCAAAAGGGAAGATGTTGATAAAATAAATGATCGCGAATTCAACAAATTGGCATCCGAAGAAATTTTAGAATATGATGTCCATTATGAAATAACCGGTGATAAGGCCCTAAAAATGAAAGACGATGAATATACAATGTGGGTGGATATTATTAACAAAGATAGCAATTACGTCCAAACTCTCCAACTCGCAGTAGGAACACAGGTCATGCTTCTCACAAACTTGGACCAAGAGCGGGGCCTCGTCAATGGGTCCCGTGGGGTAATAACGGATTTTGTAGATGGATTTCCATATGTCCGCTTTATTAATGGGGACATCGAAAAAATTGTCCATCATTCATATTCATACGAAATAAACGCGACTACGCAAATTATCGCAAAGCAAATCCCTCTCGATTTAGCGTGGTGCACAACCATCCACAAATCACAGGGCCAAAGCTTGGACTATATCCAAATAAACATAGGGCGGAATATTTTTGAATATGGACAGACTTATGTTGCACTTTCAAGGGTTCGGAGTTTAGAAGGGTTGTTCATTGAGGAATTTGACGAATCCAAAATTCGCGTTAATCCAGTCGTCGCAAAATATTTTAATGAGTAAACTTTAAAAAAAAATTTATCAAAAAAGATTAAATTATAATTTATAATATATTATATGTATTTTATTATAAATAATGATAAAAAAATAATTTTTGGATGGTCAGCAAAATGTGCATGTTCTCATATAAAAAGAATATACTGGAATTTAGATAATGATAATATTAACAATGAACCACATATAAAAAAAGAAGAATTAAATAAATTACCAGATAAAATAAATGAATACGATATTATATTGTTTGTAAGAAATCCATATAAAAGGTTAGTATCTGGATTTTTAGATAAATATAAAATTAATGGTTCGTATCGTCATATGTGGAAAAATGAAAAAATTACTTTTTCTTTATTTGTGGATGAAATAATTTCTAAAAATTGGGAAGTAATAGAAAAACACCATTTTACTCTACAAACATCCGAAAACTTCGATGAAAATAAAATATTACAATCAAAGTCATATAAAATATTTGATATTGAAAATATTGATTATTCGTATATCGAAAAGTTATATAATAAATCAATAAATAAAAATGTATTATTGATTAAACAAGGACATGAAAGAAAAATATACGAAAATACAATAAATTACAATGTGTCAGATTTAGAAATGGAAGAATATTTTGAAAATAATATAGATTATAAATATTTTTACAATAATGAAATTAAAAATAAAATTTATAAATTTTATGAAAACGACTTCATATTTTTTAGAAAAAATTGGTTAGAATATGATATTTAACTAATAAATACGCATTAAGTTTATATATGATTACGTCATATATAAACTCAATAGATATAAATAACTACTTGATAAATATCCGTTCAAATGAATCGCGGTTCAGTCTAAAAACGGAGTTTTTAGACTCAAGAGATAAAAATAAATAGTTTCTCTCTTTGAGAGAAACTATTTATTTTTATCTGTTCCACCTCGAAAAATTCGCATATATGACTCGCGCCTTCTCATAAACAATGTATATTCCATAAATCGGCCGGAAGCAATCGAACAGATAAAAACTTTTCAAGTTTTTATCTCTTGAGTCTTAAAAAACATGTTTTTTAAGACTGAACACATAAATCCGCGCCAGCTTCATATTCCGGACATGGAGAACATAAACCTCAATTTTTCCAGATTTTGTCCCAACATATATAGTCGATTTATGCGCACTCTTCCGTGAATCAATTTCCACGCACGTGATTTCAGTAGTATCCAATTTCACTCGCGCGATTTCATCAAGCTTCTCTTGCGACAGAACAATAATTTCCCGCGCTAATACTGCGACCACGAACCGGCGGTCCTCAATAGCGCAAAACCGCGCTATTTTGATAGCATCCTCAAACCCACCGGATTCAACAACAATCTTTCCATCGTAAACCAATTTGAGCCGGTTATTATCAATCAAAATCTTCTCTGATTCATAAGCACGCTCTTCAATATAATAGTCGCGCAATGGCTGTTTCTTTGAACAAAAACATGAAAACATTTTTAGATTATATAATAATCTAAAATTATAATAAATAAACAATCATTTTTTATATCAAAATCCGATTCCCACATCTAACGACGGGCGCTAACAGGAGTGCCACGGGTCTTCTTCTCACCCCTACGAACAACTACCTTAAAACCTTCGGCAGTTGCAACTCCGGCCTCAGCACCAGTAGCCTCAACTGTCCTTTCAACCGCGGGCTTTCTCTCGAACTTATCAAATGGTCGTCTAACAAATCCAGAAGCAGGGCGAACACTTGCGCGGTTAGGAAGAGTCTTCTCCCAACTCACGAAAATCGCGCACATATTTGGATTTGTTGGACGACGTTGAAGGAATACACGTAAATGATTCTGGCGGGGGCCATCACCATCTCCCTGTTGTGTCTGACTGTTAAAAAACTCACGAAGCTTCGCAAGAAGAGTATCCTCATATTTGAGACCAGTCGGTTGAAGAAGGGCCATAATGTGAAGGCCATTCTTACCACTCTCATCGTTTCCAAAATACAATTGAGAATTGTCCTCTGTAGAAGTTGCCTCCTCCTTGACTCCATCCTTTGAACGTGTCTGATTCGTCCAACGATATACGGGATACTTGAAGCGGCCCTCCTTCGCTGCGGTATGAATCTTGTCCATTACTCCATCAGTAATTACAGCAAACGCATCATCGCGCGCGCGAAAATACTTTGCCTGACGCTCAGTAGCGCTCTCCTTTCTTGCCTCTAAGGCCATAGATCTTAACTCTTGAAATGTTGCCATTTTCTTCCTTATACATATATGTTCAGTTTTCTTTAAACCGGTTTGCGGGGGTGGGGGTTCGGAATTATTCGGAACCTATTCTAAGCTCAATATACTGTAATTTTATTACATTGACCGAAAATAAAAACGAGAAAATAAATTTCTTAAAAAAATAATAGTGGAGAAGAACAGATAAAAAGACTACGTCTTTTTATCTCTTGAGTCTTAAAAACTTCATTTTTAAGACTGAACTTATATTTATTACTATACATCTTTCTATATTAGGGATTATTAACGGTTGATTAAAACCGTATAAAAGTGTAAATGTATCTATGTAAAAAATAATAAGAAGGAATGCTATGGAAATGTTAAGTATTAGATCACATAAATTCAATGTCTAACATATGTACACCTAATGTATTTTTATTAGAAGAAAAATATTTATTTCCTCTAACAGGATTTAACCACATGTATCTATGCTTTTTTTGTTCTCCATTTTCAGTAATATATGGAATAGTAAGAAATATTCGGATTTCTCCTGGTTGAAAATGAAAATTTTGCTCTAAAATATCAGCAACATACTTCTTATTATCAATATTATACAAAGCGTTTAAAATATCTCTATCTGAAATATCTTGTCTAAAATTAAATTCAATTGTTTTTTTTGTATTATCAATTATTGTTTTTGTTTTGTCTATTAATCTACCATTATCTATATAATATTGAATTAATAATCCTGGTGGAACTGTATGAACTTTATTATCTGGACCTATAGGAATCATCTCAAATAATAATGAGTTATGTCTATCTAATCTATTAGCCCCCCCCATCATCCCTCCTTTTTTCACACCTGTTTTCCCGCTCAATTTTGCGACTGGCTTATACATAATAACACGACCTTTAAGTTCAATCGGTTTCGCCAATTTCTCAATGTATCCTAAATAGGGACCATAAGTCTTCTTTTTTGACCCCTGAGTAATTTCGCGTATACTAAATTGGACTTTCCTCTTTTTGTCCGTGGCGCAGAGTTTGCTAACTGCCTTTCTGGCTGCGTATGATGGGCTTGAAGAAACGTAGAGTCCATGCTCTTTGTTCCCCATAACAACTGTAAAATGGCGTTTTGTAGAAGAAGAAGATGTCTTCTTTGGTGCCTTTGAGACTTTTGGTTTTCCTCCGGTTTGGGGCATATATATTATATATAATAAAATTTTATTTTATATAAAAAATGATGTGGAAACCCATTGATTTACAGAATTTTAATAAAAACATGATTATATAATTATTTAGTTGAAATATGTAAGTAATATTTATTATCTTTACTACCTTCTTTTATTTTTATATTTTCCGATATTTTTCCACAGTTTGATACAACATCTTTTATAATATCAATATTCACTTGATAAACTTCTTTATATTTGCGATATTGAAACTTTTTCATAAACATTTTAGCACATTTTTCAACACTGTCAATATCATCCGTCTCAAAATAATATAGTATGTTTATATCATCTGATAATGGTGATTGATGTGATTTCAATCGTTGTTTCAAATCTTTTGTTTTTCCTATTTTATATAGCGAATTATGAGCAGAATTTGGAGTTTCAAAAGCATAAATAACTCCTTTTTTAGGATATACTTTTGGTTTTTGATTATTTTCTAATTTTTTTATTTTTTCTTGTAATCCTTTAATAGTATAATCTCTATATTTTATAAAAGTTTCTTCAACTTTAATAAAATATTCTCGAACTTCATTTCCTTTTTTTGACTTTGTAAGCTGACAAACTTTTTTGAAGCAGAATGGAGTCAATAAAATTTTTTCTTTTATTGTTGCTCCACTTCCAGAGCCTTTTTCTTTTTTAATTCGTTCAACTGTATAATCAATATTTTTAGTATAAGATTTTTTTAAAGTAGACTTTAAATTTCCTTTATTTATTTTCAACCACTTACATACATTATCGATATCAATTATAAAATTATTCTCAAAATAATTATAATTTGTAATATTAAAAAAATCATCTATAAATTCATTTGAAACAGGAGAAAATTTTTTCAAGAATTCTTTAGCTTCCATATAATATATTATATTTTAATTTTTACTTATGGTTAACCAAAAGTAAAAATTAAAATATGGAATAGTATCCGAAAATTAAATTATTCAATAAATATATGACGACTATGTTAGAATTGCGAACTGTTAAATATTTTTTTGATGGTAATAATTATTATAAAAAAATAAAAAATCACACATTGAAAAAGATATCAAAAGAAGAGTTTTATTTGAAATCTAAATATAATCCTAAAACAATCGATAAATTATTACATCAGAGTGTTTATCCGTATCAAATAAATGATTATATTTTATTAAGAATTCCAAAATGGCAAATTAAAAAGAGTAAAAAAAAATATATTCCCGCGGATTATCAATTAGCAAATTTAATTAAATTTTTATGGAAAAAGAAAATAATTACTTTTCATTGGAATCAACCCAAAAATAAATTTGGTGGTATTGGTTCAATTGATTGCTATAAGAATACATTCAATGGAGAAGATGTAGTTGATATTTTTATTAAATTATTTGGAGAATATGATTGTAATATTACAATTTACGATTTTAAGCTTTTTCCATCATTAAAAAAAATAAACATATATACATTTATAAAGAAATATCCAAATAGAATAATAATAATCGTTTTTCCAGAATATATTCATATTGAATTTTTACAAAAGAAATTAGAATGGATTCATAAAAAATTAAATATTCCAATTCCTAAAAAATCTGATTCATCAAAAGGTGGAATTATCTTGAATCCAGATGAAATTCGTTCGTGTGATATTGTTTAGTTCGACTATAATAAAATATTATTATTTTATTATATAAAATATGTATTGTAAGAATAATCCTAAAAAAACATATTCTGGTTTAGAACCTTCACCAAAAGGTCTCGGATTTTGCGCGTCCGGTGAGAAAGAAGGAATTGAAATGAAAGGTAAAGATGGTAATATGTGGGTTAAAAAAAATGGAAAATGGGTGAAAAAAATCAGTAAACAGAATTATTATAAAAAGTTATTGGATAAATTATATAAGTGGTGGCGACCATTATCCCAAGGAAATATTATTGCTATTTATAAAGATGGAAAACATTCACTTATTACCAGTAATATGAAGACACATAAAGCAAAATTAAACGATATTTCTGAAAAATGGAAAGAATAAAGATGTTAAAGCGATTATTTGGAGCGCTCAAAGTGTAGATTCAATCCAATTATTTGTAGAATATATAATAAAAAAATCAACTGTAAAAAAATTAGAAGATTTCGTAAAAATGAAAAATTTACCGGAATATTTTTTAGAAAATTATAAAAAATATTTTGAAAAAAAGATTATACATATAAATATCTAGATGTTTTATATCTAGAACGATAAATCCACTACTTGATTTATAGTTATACTGTAAAACAATAAAAATGTAAAATTATACAAATAATTATATTTGAATTGGAATATAAATGGGGTCTATTTCTGTTTTAACCTTATTTATATCAGTTTCAGGTCTTATTATTACAACAAATCTTAATGTTTGATTATTTGTAATATCTACATAACAAGGATAATATGTTCTCCATGTTTTTTTTCCGTTATTTTTTCCATATGCACATTGTATTTTAGAAATAGCTTTTGATAAAGAAGCAACTTCTTTTTTGCTATTTAGTGATGTTTCCTTAAATCCATCTGAATTATTTTCAGTTTCTCTATAATCATATTTAAGAATTTCACATACATTTTTTACTACGATTTCATTATCATAAACACGATATTTATTTTCATCTACTTTTACTTCAACTTGGTTCATAATTTCTAAATTTCGAATATGTTTTGGATTTACAAATAATTTTTTTGAACCTGTTGTGCTATATTTTATTTTTCCAAAAGGATTTTTATAGAATTCTTCGTATTCATTTATAGCGTCTATTGATGTTCTGTGTGGTCCTGTTTTATGTCCATTTACTATATCTTGTTTCCAATAACCACTCATTCTACCAGGCAATCCTTGGACTTGAACATTTGTATCGTATTTTTTAACATATCTTTCATGTGTAGCGCCTATTTTCTTTTTCCATTCATTCGGAATTAAATTAGCGCGACGATAAAACCCTTTAACTGCTATAACTAAATGGTTTGTAATATTATTAAATATATCTGATAATTCTTCATAACTTATTCTGTCCTCAGATGTGTGATTTTTAAAATCGATGTTATTTCTTATACAAGCATTAAATATGAAATCTTTATTTTTTTCATCAGTTCTAATAATATGAACCCTATAATCTAAACCATAATTTTGTAAAATATCTTCTTTAACCCATCTTTCAGCAGTTTTATCATCATTAATCAAATAATATTCTTGAATAATTTTAAGTTCTAAAAACTCTTTATGTCCAATATAAATATCGGGTATAATCATGTAGTGTGTATAATGTTTAGTCCCCCATTTATATAAATCCCGCAACTCATTAATCATAGTCGCAGAAACAAATACAAAACGAATATTATTTTCTTCCATATATTTCATATCTAATATACGACTTTCCTTCAATATTAGATGTAATTTTTGGTCCTCTTTATCACCACTATCAATTTCATCAATAATAATTAGTTCATTTCTTGCATTTTCTAATTTAGTTTTTAATCTTTGTAATTTACCATGATGATATACATTATCTTTGAAACATGATGGTATTTTATCTTTCATATCATCCTCCCAAGATATATTACTCATTCCTGTAAGTATTTTAATATTATTTCTATGTAAAGCAAAATTATTATCCGGATGTGTTGTCATATTTTTTGCGATTTCAATCATAAGACCATCCATACCTACTTTTGTCCTCTTTACAATACTAATAACACGTATATGCTTTTCATAAAATTTATTACATATTATTGTAGCATCTTCTTTTTGATTCGGAAATATATATTCACTACTTGCTTTTATATCACCAGTAATAAATAATTCCTTATTTTTATTTGTAGCACTTTGATAATCATGTAATACAATTTCTCTATTCAAATCAAGTATTTTATGTTCCATTTTATTTATTATTAATATTTGATATTTTTTAATTCAATTTTTTATAATTATTCAGAAGCATTCTTGGATAAAATTAATCATCTTTTTTCCAGAATTGATTCATAAAAATATTTAGACTCTGTCCTAATCCTTCATTTTATGTCTGTAATATGGGTGGTCCTTATAGCTCTTATTGCTCAATTTCAAATCAAATCCTGACGCGTAATACTTCCGGTAATTTTCCCGAAATAAATCGATATCCTTCTTCTCATCTTCACTCGGTATATAGTCCGGTAATACTCGAACGCTAACCTTGTTCCGGAAAGATGACATCGTATTTATAATATGCGCATTCATATCCTGCTCTCCCATTACCCAAAATTTATCATAATAATTCACATGGACCGACAATATTTTCAGTTTCGGAACAAACGCCCCATTCCGAAACTTCAATACAAACTCCGGCCTCGAACACACACCTGAGCTGAAAAAAACGATTCGCGTTCCCTTATCCAATTCACGCTGTATTTTCTCCGTTATATTCCCCGACTTAAAATCATTCCCCAAAAATATACATTTCGTTTTCAGAAATTGCTTAAATAATGGCATTTTTGAAATGAACTCCGACGCAATATATTTCGTATCCGGTATGAGTAAATCTACCACACAACAATCTAAATAAGAGCTGTGATTAACTACAATAACTTGGGCGTCGCTTTTCCGGAGAATTTCTCTATCTTTCTTCGATATATCTACCTTGAAAAACCCGAAAACATAGAGCTTGAACCGCGAAATTATCTTGAATAATATATTCTGAAAATGATAATTACCATCGTGAAACAAAAAACCAAACGGTAGAAAGAAGATGTATATGAGTATCAAAAAAATGAGGCGTGGGAGACCAACAACTAAAAACCGACTCATTGTCCTAACACTCCACATCCGGACCTCATCCGCATCAAATGGTCGATCGTCGTTTTCTTCTGTATTCATATAATTCATATATTCTATTTTTTTTAACTATTTACAACGCAATATCTTATAAATCTCTATTACCAGACCCCCCATCTGTAATAAACTGTCATTTCCCTCTAAGAAAAACCGGTTATACTCACTAATACAAGTTATTAATTCCTTCTTTTTTATTTCTAAAATATCCATATTCAATATCTCATTCGTTAGGGTTATACAAATATCTGAACTCTGGAATCCATCATTCTTTAAATTATGAATAATCTGAATACCACTTCTTAAATCAGAGCCTAATGTTTTCAAAAAATGATGAATAATAATAGGGGACGGCTTATCACAAATATTACATATTTCCTTCGTCGTTATCTTTATCAGGTCCTGATGCGCAGAATAGTTTGCTTTGAGCAACTCCAATTTGTTAATCATTTCTCGCATATCTGACTTGTTTTCAGTCAGGGAAATAATCATCTCCATCGCCTCATCATCAATTTCCATATTCTCCGCCAAACATATCTCCCGCAGTTTCACAATCATATCACCCTTCTCAATTTTACCGAAATACATAATTTTACAACACGACTGTATCCCTGATATAATATTCTCAATGTTATTACAGGTAAAGAAGAAACGCGTCGTATCCGAATACTGCTCAATTAGCCTCTTCAAAGCTAACTGCGCAATTATGGTCATATTGTCGCTTTCATCCAATATGATAATTTTAAACCTGTTCTCCGACATTTTCCTTTGGGAGAATATCTTGATTTTTGAACGCACAGCATCAATTCCTCTGTCATCACTCGCATTCAATTCAATACAGTAATTGTTATACAAATCCCCGAGATACTCCTTAGCAAAAGCAATGACTGCCGATGTTTTTCCACAGCCGGTATTTCCGTTAATAATGAGGTTGGGGACACGGTTGGACTCTATGAATTTTTTCAGAAATATGACCTGATTCTTATTCCCGATTAATTCATCGAGCTTGGTAATGCGATATTTTTCTGTAAGTGGTAAAGAATTGGTGTCCATTGATTGAATTGTAGGGATGTTTTTAAATAGATATAAAAATTGAATGATTATTTTAATATTTTTATAGTAATTAAACCAAAATGCCCAAACTTAATTTTAAGAATAATCAACAACCAATTTCTTTCCAAGAATTAAAGAAGATTGTTGAATTGCCAGAAAAGACGAACCACGGTTCAGTTGTTGGAATTTGTCGAACTCTTCAATCCCAAATGTCCGGTTTTGTTAAATACAATGTAGTTTCTTCTGGAACTAAGATATCGATTACACTTACAGGAAGCGCATCACAAGCGATGTTTGATATAATATCAAACAAGCTCTCTTTTGAGATACCGCATTCCCATATGGTCATCAAAAAGCTCTTTGAAATCCTGAACATTACGACCGCATATTTCACGGAGACCGCCAAATATTCATCCACGATTACCGTCGTCGGAGACAGAAAAGTCGAATTGAAGAAAGAGGTTTTGGACTTCATTAAGAAGTATTTGTTTGAGTGTCCTCCAATAATGACCAAAATCATTCTGGAAAAGAACCCTGACATCAAGCCGAAGAATGTAATCGGATGTGGCGGAAGCACAATTGTCCATTTTGAAGAAGAATCTGTTTATGAGAAGTTTCACGAAATTTTTCAAACGATTCCCAATTTCATCAAATTCATTCAATATGACGCAAAAACTCATGACAAAGATGTTATTATTCGAATCTGTAATGAGCAGAACCCAAATCACAGGGCGTGTCATTCTGTGAATCCAAATAAGGATGGAGGAAGAATCACTATTTTAGCGATTGAAAATGTGGAAGATATTAAAGCAAATATTGAGGCGGAAATTGCGAAACTGGACACATCTGCTTCAACCAGCGCGATTGACTCACTTTTGGAAGATATCATCGATTCCTAATTTAAGAATTTGATTTTATTTAGATTATGAATTTATCCGATTCTTCATTATTCATTCTTCATTCTTCATTCTTCATTCTTCATTCTTCATTCTTCATTCTTCATTCTTCATTCTTCATTCTATAACCAACCACTATTACAGAGGAGGGGGGTAAGGGGGGAACCATAGGTTCTCCCCAGAGGAGGGGGTAAGGGGGGAACCTTAGGTTCTCCCCAGAGGAGGGGGGTAAGGGGGGAACCTTAGGTTCTCCCCCGCGGAAAAAATAAATAATTATTTTATAATATATAGCAATGAGTTCTACTGTTTATAATGTCCCATATGATATCAAAACTTATGACTGTCCAGCCTGTAATACAAATGTTCCATGCTTAAAGTGGCGGGAAGGCGACAGTGGATTTAAGTGCGAGAAGTGCTGGGAAACCGCACCGGAGCATTCAAACTCAGTTTATGATATAATTGCCGAGAAAATCAACTCAATTCTCCGACGATAGACCAAAAATTATAACTTAAAAAGAAAACGCGAATTCTTTTTAAAATGAAAACCCTCGTTGAAAAATACCGGCCCAATTCAATTAATGAAGTATTCCTCGATGAAAAAAATATGAACTGTATTCAATCATTCATTGACAAGCAGAATTTTCCAAGCCTCTTATTTTACGGGCCCTCCGGAACCGGTAAAACATCTACAATCATCGCAATGGCGAAGGAGATTTATAAGGAAAAATACAACCTGATGGTTTTAGAACTCAACGCCAGTGATAACCGAAATATCCAAGTCGTCCGGAAAATAATTAAGGAGTTCGCGAGTTCTAAGACTCTATTCAACACCGGCTATAAGTTGATTATCTTGGATGAAGTGGATAGCATGACGAACGACGCGCAGTTCTGTTTAAGGAGGATTATGGAGACATACTGTAATAATGTTCGCTTTTGCTTCATCTGTAATTTCATTGGGAAAATCATTCCGGCGATTCAGTCGAGGTGCTCCAAGTTCAAGTTCTCTAATTTGGACGGGACTCAAATTTCATCACGTCTGGGGGAAATCATGAAAGAGGAGGCTATTTCTATTGAACCGAATATATTGGAGATGATTATTCAATACTCGAACGGGGACATGAGGAAAATACTGAACTATATCCAATTATTCCGCTATCATGCCTGTAATAAGAACCCCGAAAATTATTACTCCCTCTTGCGTATCCCGAACAATGAATACATTCGTGGCTTTTTAGAAATCAAAAATCGGGATGAAACATATTCTTATTTCATGGCTGGGTTAGAAAAAGGGTATTACGATACGGAAATATTCACGCAATCACTTTATAAAATACTGGTCGCGCGACTCAATGATGATAAAATTGGGGAAGATGACTTCATTCGGTATGTTGAAAAATTGGTCTTTATTGACAAAAATCCGAAGAAAATAATGAATTATTCAGCTTATGTTGATTTTTTTGTTCTATAATAATAATATAAATGGAACCGGCTCGGAAATTTAAAATAATCGTGAATTCAAAAGAATGTGGGACTTACTCGGGGCCGACTCCGAGTGCGGTTGCGAAGAAAGTCATTAAAAAACTGTGCGGGACTTCAAGCAAGGCGGTCCGGTTTAGCTTGAAGGAATGTAAGCGCGGATGTGAGCGGGAATGTGGGCCTTATCAGGGCCGGATGGAGAAGCTGGACCGGCCTTGTAAGCGGGGAGGGAAGACTATTACGCATCGGGTGATTTGTGGAAAGGTTCGGAAAATGAGAGGGGGTCGGGATTTGAGAGTTGAGGATTTTGAAAAAGAAGGAAATAATAATTATAAAAAATTATTTAAATTATATGAGAGTACAAATAAAACGAAATACCGGTATTTAGGTATTCGTCATAAAACGAATAATCATAAAAAAAAAATTAGTGAATACAATAACGAATTGGTAAAATTACGTAGGAATCTTCACAATCATGTTAAAATTGAAGAAAATAAAAATGATAATATTCTATATACATATTTTGGAACCATCACAATTCTTGTGAATAATATTGGTTATTATGATTATTATAAATATGTAATTATTACTGATAATCAAAATAATGTTATATTTTTACAACTAAATCGGGATTTTTCTATAACGAATGTTAATTTTGATGATAATCGAATTGATGATGAATTAAAAAATTATTTATTAAAATTATATATAACATTAGAAAATGAGCCAAATGATAATAAATTAAGAATACAAAATTTTATAAAAAAAATATTAAAAATTAAGAATGAATCTGCGAATTCTAATTCAAATAAAGATAAAAATAAAAATAAAAATGGTCCAGCTCATGTAAGTGAACCAGTAACTTTATCTAATGGCTGTATCAAATATCCAGCTGATTATAAATTTTCTGGTAAAAATATTAATGGTAACTCATATAATACAAATAAATTATTTAGAGGTAATTCTAAACGTTGTAAATTGTATTTATTTAATCCAACTGAAAATACATATGATTTACTTCTTACAGAACTTGATTATTTAGTTAATATTTATAATAATGGTAAACCATTTGAAATAACATATAGCGGTCTTTTTTTTAGTCAAGAAGTAATCGCAGGCAGTACAAAAATTAATATATCTGATATTAAAAAATTTTTATACTGTCCAAAAAGTTTTTCCAACTTAAAAAATAAAAGAATTCGTCTAAAAGTAAAAAAAGATTATTTTAATAATCGTTCTATTCAATTTCCTTGTTGGATAATTTTCAAAAAGGCAACTAGAACAGGAAATGAATCAAGAGAAGAAGAAGAAAATGAAGGAGAAAATGGTCCAGCTCAGGAACGTGGAAATAGACCTGCTCATGAAAATGAAGAAGAAAATGGTCCTGCTCATGTAAGAGAAAATGAAAATGGAAATGAAAATGGTCCAGCTCATGTAAGAGGAAATGAAAATGGAAATGGAAATCCAGAAATTGTGGATTGGGATTTTGTAATAAAAAAAGATGATGATAAGTTTAAGTTTATAAGGGTAGGTAAGTTTAATAATCTATTTCTATTTTTAGGAGAAATAAAAATAGATGATATTATATATTATAAATATATAATTTTTGAAGGATTTGGAATTGTACAAATGATGCAAATAATAGGCATTCGTAAATATAAATGGATTTTTTCTCCTTATGAAGAAAAAGAAAAGTTTATTAAAACTAAAAAATTATACGATGGTTTAAAAAAAACTATAAACGAATTAGGAAAAGAAATGAAAAATAAATTATTAGAAGATATAAAATCATTTGGTAATAGTTATCATTCGAATAGAACTAATAAAAGAGTATCAGAAATATTCATTGATTTTTTAAAAATAAATCTATTTAATCAATAAATAATATTCCGCATAAAATTATGTCATATATAAAAAACCACACCAAACCATATTTCTTAAACTCTGCGTTCCCCCCAACTTTCCAAACTGGTTCAAAAAATGTTAGTGCTCTCCTCGTCCCCCACGCCGGTTCCGCATTCGTCAAAGAAATACTCGACTTCGCTTTCGATAAAATAGATATCTCCTCATTCAATAAAGTTATTCTTCTCACTACGAATCACTCTACACGCGAAAATTTTCAAATGGACAACCCAATCCAGCGCATAAAACTCAACCAAATCCGAGGTATCCCAATCAGCCAAACTTTTTTCAAACGCGAACACTCCTATTTATCAATCCTCCCATATTTAGAAAAAATAGGTTATCAATGTTCTATTATTGCGGTCGGGGAGTTTTCCCCTGAACTCGCCCGCATCATAGAAGCCGAAATGGACCGCACTTTAATTATTGTAAATACGGACCTATTACACTGCGGACCGAATTATGGTGTAGATTGTCCCGCGAATCCTAAAAAAACAAATTTAGACGTCATTCGCAAAATCATTAGCGGAAAAAAGATATTTCCAAAAGAGATGTGTGGATTTCCGGCGGTCCGACTATTTCTGGAAATCATCCGGCGCCGTAATTATCAATATACCGAGTATATTTATACATCGAGCGATATTCAATCAAATAACCGGACGAACTCAGTCGGATATGCTGGTATTCTCTTTGATAAAAACGAGCCCAATCTGGAATATTATAAACAGTTCCAATCTATTCCAAAAATGACGCTTGAATCCTTTTTAAGAAGAAACGGCGACGTTCCTTCTCCAAAACTTTCTGTTTTCATTCGCGACGTTGAAGGAATATTTACGACGATATACAAAGATGGAAAATTGCGTGGATGTATTGGGACATTCAATCTTCTCGGCGATTTGAATGAGACCATCGCCAACAGAACAATCACGAGCGCCCTCCAAGACGGCCGGTTCGACCCCATCAAAAAATTGGAATTACCGAGACTAACATATAAAATAAATTTCTTGAAGAAGCCGGTCGTGAGTGGAATAAATAAGATGAAAGTCGGAACACATGGGATAACAATTCATTTTAAGGACGGCCAGAGCGCAACATATCTGGCATCCGTATTACCAGAATCATTCGGAATAAATTCAAAGAAGAAACTGATGGACCGATTCAATACTATTCGAGATAGTCTTCAAGAGAAGTCCGGCGCATCAACGAAGAATATTGATTTTATTGAAATATACGAATGTGTTGAAATATAAATCACAACAATCTTTGTTCAACAGTTTATATATGATTTTGTCATATATAAACTCTAGAAATATAAATAACCACAATTTTAGTTAGATATTAAAACTTTTATTATATAACAACATAAATGATAATCAGTCAAGAAAAGAAGCGCGGTCGCAAGAAAAAAGTAGTCGACCCCCTTCCCCCACCAAAAGCCCCTGAGCAATCAAGCACCGGATATTATGAATCCACTTTTCTAACAAATCGCGAGAAAGCCCGAATGAAAAAATACGGGATAATTGGTTATGAGCTAATCGTCGAAATATTCAACAACATATGTGTCGCGAAAAACATTCCGAACCTCCTCATCCACGGAGAGAGTGGCTCCGGAAAATCATATCTTACCAATTATCTCCTTCACCAGCTATTCAAGTCCCATTTTAAGGAGCGCGTCCTGTATATGAGCATCCATGACGAGCGCGGTATATCGACCATCCGCGACAAAATAAAAGCCTTCTCCAATATCCAAGTAAAAGAATATAGCGATGTCCCCAGTGTCAAAGTCATTATATTCGACCAAGCGGAGTATATCTCATTAGACGCGCAGAATGCCCTTCGTCGAATCATCGAGACTTCCAACAATATAACACGCTTCATATTTATTACGCAAAACACGCGAGCCATTATTGACCCCCTCCTCTCCCGCTGTATCCACCTGAACTTGAATACGAGCATTCAGAAGGGTCGGATAGACCGATATGTCCAACTATTTCCGGCGATTCCCCTTGCAAAAATAAGAGATATTTGTGAAACATACAATAATTTCGGTCGTGAAATCCACGAGATGGAGCTTTTAGAAATAACTGCGGATTCCATTTCCCCAGCGGAGAATGTAATTTCAGATGAAGATTGTGATAATTTAGTTCGACTATTTAACAATCCAGATTCCAAAATGGAAGATTTTATTCAATTTATTGATGACCACATGCGCAATGTTAATATTAGTTTATCTTTAAAGAAAATATACTCCCACTTTCGAAAGTGTAGTTATTATTTCTTGGACTATGAGATGAATTCGAACAATGATTCTAATGAGAATCTTTTCCTGTTGAACCTTTTCATGAAATGTAAAAACAATATAGAAAAAACGTAATATATACATATTATCACAACATGACTATTTTTGCTTTAAAAGAATATAATGGATGGGTCGCCGTCGATTTAAGCGCCGGTCTCTTCTACAAGCTTGAATTGAATCCAGATTCCCAACTGGACCCATACGATTCCGTTGAAATCGCTGGTGATTCAACTGAATCAGAAGCCCCAACAGACCTCTTATTAAAAAAATACAATTTTTTAAAATTCGGCGGTTGTAAAATGGCCATGAAGAAGACATCATCTTCAAAAAAGATATTCGGAATCATCGATTACACTAATAAAACGCAATATGGAAAAAAAGATAATAAATTCATAACCCTATTTCGTCCCCTCTCTTTCTCAACTGAGCATCCCCTCCTTATAAAAACGAACTCCCGCCTCCATCATAATGTATATGCCTTCGCAGAGCGGGAATCGGGTGCCGATATGCTGAAATGCGTGTCAGTTTGCGGAAATGTCGGGGTCGAGCAACTTGATGTAATGTCCCCTTTTTATTCAACTGACACTGTTCCCAAGCGCTGGAAGTCGCCAGTTCAGACGATTCCAAACTCTAGTGCCATCGATATGACAGCGAAAGCGGTATTTTCAATTGATGGAGATTCCACTTTGGATGTGGATGACGCAGTCCATTATGAATACGCCGACGGTTTCCATTGGATTGGCGTTCACATCGCGGACGTTTCGAGCGTTCTATATTCAATGGATGAAACAACACGCCGGACCTTCTTGGAGCAGATGGCGACTAATACTTCGTCAATATATCCGGAAGAAGTTAATAAAATTGATATGATTTCTAAGGAAGTCGGGGAAAGCCAGTGTAGCTTGGTAGAAGGCGCCACAAGGAATGTTGTATCAATTATCTTTCAGTTCGACGAATCATACGGGCTCATTAGTTCCAAGCTGATACACGCGCAGATTATAAATCGGAGGAAGATGACTTATAAAAGCGCTGACCGCATTTTTACGAATAAGAGGCTCGAAGATTTACCGGAGAATCGCGACCTTTATATGGTTCGATTGATTATGGATAAGCAACACACTCACACAACTTCTGGACAAGAATATGGAGATATTCCTGATGAGTGTATCAGTCGTGCTATGGTTGCGAAGCTGATGATTCTTTACAATACGCACATCGCGAAATACTTGTATGAAGCGAACCCGCTTAGTATCCTTCGCGTCCATTACCAGTTGGAAGAAGACTCAGATGCAGACATAAACACTGATTCTCTCCCTCTCGATGTTTTACCCATTGTTCAAAGAATGAAATCATATAAGGGCTATTATAGGGTGTCTGGTGATTGCTCTCCGGAGGACGCTGTTCATTCATCACTGGGCCTAACTTATTACACACACGCGACTTCACCTATAAGGCGGTTCGTCGATTTATGGAACCAGATTTGCCTGATTAATGAGATTCCTATGGCGAATTTCAATATTCGCGACCATATTCATTCCATTAATTGGAAGAATGTGATGATAAAGAGGGCTTATGAGCAGATGAATCTGGTAAGTATATTTCACGCACAGAAGAATTACCAGCTGGACCCATCATATGAGGGCGTTATTATTGGAATTGATGACGATTCCATAAAAATATATATTAAAAAACTGAAGCGCATATTCCTGTTTCGAGTCTATAATAAAGGAATGTTGAATATTTTAGATTATAATGCGACTGATAAATGGTTTGAATTTATGCGGTATGATTATTATAAATTTCGATTGGAATTGTATCAAAAGATTATCTGTCGAATTTTTATAAAGACTGACCAATATGCGTGGTTAAACAAGGTCGCAATTGAGCTATTAGAGCCTTCATTTTCCAATTTTTTGTTAGGATAATAATTATAAAATCGTGTGTTTTGGATTAGACCGTTGGTTTTGGTATACCATGAACTGCGATTGAAGCAATAGAACTACGTATCATATTCCAACTGTATCCAGAATGTGATGATGAACCTTCATATTTTGAAATACATGTTGAAATAAATGATAATTTCTGTCCATCATCTTTTAATGGATCAAGAACAATGGACGCAATATCACTCCAAATTTTGGCAGGGGGGGCCTCTTGGTGTTCAATTGATCTGAATGACTGTATGAGCCAATTGCGAATATCTTCGTCTCTGAATACTATGACCATATCAATATCCGCCAATCGTGGAATGTTTGGTCCTTTGATGAATCCTCCATTATCTGAAATGAATTGCGCCACATCGTGTGCTCCTTTTACTAAGGCCATAAAACGTGGTGATTTTCCGGAAATAGAACACTGATTTACATCGGCTTTGTATTCAATCAATAGGCAAACAATATTCATATTTCCAGTTGAAGCAGCAAACCAAAATGCAGACCGGTTTTCTTTATCGGCTATATGAACTCGTGCACCATTTTCAAGAAGGAGTCTTGTTGCTTCTTCTGAATTATTTTGAACCGCGCAAATGAGTGGTGTGAATCCATTAATATCAACACCATTCAAATATTCATTGTATTGTTCTGGATATTCTTCTCTAATGTATTGAATCATAGGTACCCGATTATTCAATGCAAATAAATGAACCAAATTCATTTGAGTCTTAAGTTCTTTTTTAGATATGTCAGCACCAGCGCGAATCAACATAATAAGTATTTCATCATTTGTTGAACCAGCTGAGCCAATTATCAATAATAAACTGAGTGTTTCTCTATCAGCATATTGTAGTAATTTTTTGACAATATGCTGATTATTTTCTTCGACCGCAAGACGTAAAAGCTTTTTTAGTTCTTCTGGCATGTTGTTATCAATCATAAATTGAATCAATGATTGAATTTCTGATTTACAATAGCGGTTTGATCGTTGTTTTAATAATAAACGTAAATTTTCTTCTGAAAGTGAAAGATCTGTCATTTTTATTTATAAAATAATTATATCAGTTTACTATCAATTTTTATCTTTTAAATATTCAGGATAGTAATTTTGTTTTTCATAAAAATGGTTTAGAGTATATAATAAAGCAACTGCTAATATTTTATGCGCCATCAAAAAATTATTTGTCATATTTTTATAAAAACCGACCAGTATGCGTGGTCAAATAATGGATCCATCATTTTCCGAGTTGCTTGTAAGCTGTAAGAGCATATCTCGGTATTCATCAGTCATAGATTGAATCGTCGATTCGATCAATGTTTTTTCCATCAATTTTAGTAAAATTGTGAGAACCTTCTGATTTTTTGCCTTGACAGAAAGAAGCAAAAGGACATCATGGTATGGGACTATATATGATTGTTTGATTTCGCATTCGACTGCTTCGTCTTGTTGATAACGATTAAAAACCAAATTCAATAATAAACTCAATCCAAATGGACATCGAATCCTTGTAGAATAAGGGAATAAAATTCTAATAATTTTAAAATTATGTTCACACCAAGCAAGATATAAAAGTACATCAAGTGCTTGTTGAGTCATTGATTTGATTCCAGACTCAATCAATGACTCACCAGTTAAATTAAGCAATGATTCTATTCCCAATTTTTCTTCATTACTTAATTCTTGACGACTAGCAAGATAATTGATTCTATAAGATATGTTAATGAAAAAAAACATTTTTATTTATAAAATATTTCAATCAAATTTGCATCAATTTTTATCTTCAAAGATTTAGTTTAAATACGTATGTCCTTCGCGCACATTTAGGACAGCAATATTTAGTTGGGTCCAAATGAACCTCGCATAAAATATGTCCACATTCCTTGTAAACATGAAATGGTCCCTGACATTGTATGCAACAGTCAGTAGGGCGCAATACAGATAAAGATGCCATTCCAATGTGTTTGGTTGCGTGATGGGAATCTCCATTTGGTCCACATTTGTGTGTTCCTTTCCATCGATTTGTATACAAATTCCCACAAGTGCTAAAACACCTTATTGGATGCTCTGTATAAATAGTTGTCATATCAAACCCACTCTTTTCAAGAAACTGGATGAGACACTGTTTTTCATTTAATTCCATCAGCATGAAATCTTCATTTCTTTTCCGACGTTCATCAAAAAAGACGGCGATTGCTTGATTACACACATCCGAAATATTGACTGGCTCATACTCATGCCTACACATTGGACATTTCTTTTGATTTTGTAATGACTTAGAAAAGCAACTTCTACAAAATGAATGTTGACAACCATTTGCGATTTTCACAAGCTCTTTTTTAAAAGTATCACAGCAAATTGAACAATCTTCATCGGATGATACAATTTCAAAGTTATATTGATATCCATCATTTAATATAATTAATACAGTCCATATATATACTTCAATAAATTTATCTACATTATGGAGAACATGTAGATGAAATGGTAAATCTGAACGAGTTTGGCTTACTTCAAACATTTCTTCAAGTGGTAATTGTAATATAATTGTAAAAACCGAATGAATGAGTTCTTTATTTGCTATATATATAACACGATATTGTTCAAATAATCGAATGATAAATTGTCTTATATCCTCTGCGATTAGTTCTACAATCATTCCTCGAATAATTGATTCAAAAACAGAACGATCTTTTGGTTTTGAATGATAAGGATATCTATCATTATATCTTGATGGAATTTTAGAATGACTCATAAAATAGTTGTCCCAGATTGTCAAAATAACATCATGAATACAATGTAATTTATGAAAATCAGATGAACTCAATTCTTTATGAACCATATGTAATACAGTTGACATAGAATCAAAACGACTGAAATGACAGCCGTCTTTTCTCATTTCAGATGATTTTAGAACCATCTGGAACACTTTTGTAAGTTTATCATATAAAAAACTCATTTTAAATAATTGAATTGATGTTAGATATTTATTCAATTTTTATAAAAATTGATTATAAATTTAATAAATTTTTTTATGTAATTATGTCGATGATAGTTCAAGAGTAGAACGCCTGTTTTTTTAGGATGTATCGCGGGTGCGAATCCCTGCCATCGACTCACGGCTCTTCTAGTAAGAAATTGGTTTGTGTTCACCCGCCTTCGCTCGCAGAGCCAACGCGCAGGAATATAGGTACAATTTAGGACTCGGCATCGTAAGACCGTTATAATTTCTCAATCAAATTGATGTTTTTTATAAAAATTGATGATAAATTCAATACAATTTTTTATGTTATTCGGTGATGTCAAAGAAGTTTTTAATGGAACTGGCACGTAAATCCGTCAGAGCAAATTGATTTGTCCAAAAAAGCAGGTTCGCCTGATGAGGACTTTTCGATGTTGCTCAACCACCACGGCTCTGGTATTTCAGATTTGGTTTCGAGGGACCCGCCTTCGCTCGCAGAGCCAACGCGCAGCCCTTGGGGTACATTCCTGCTCTCGCTCCCGTAAGACCGTTATAATTTCTCAATCAATTCATAATGATGAATATACAAGCTATTAAAGCAACCAATCCCATAAATCAGATTTTCAAGTAGAACGTTTATCTTTTCTTGAAGTTCACCCAAGTTGAAATTAACGCACACTTTCAATACTTCATTACATATGTCCCGAATCTTAAATATACTCTTCACAAAATTCCCATCAAAATTATTATACAGCCGTAAAACTTCAATCAGAGGCTCCTTTTCAATCCATTTCATAAAAGGGATTATGAAACCGAAGCTAATATTCAGGCGATGTTCCATCTCATATTTATAATATGTCTCCATTATATTTCCATAAGTATACCATACACTATCCAGCGCTAGTATTGTCCCCTCATCCAATTGCGCCCGTGTCTTATCCCAAACATCATCCTCTCTATCTGGCCCATCCTCTGAAAAACACGCAAAGACGACCCCAATTGTCTTCCAATCAAGACCATCAAAAAAGCGGTCCTGTATCAACTTTCCAAGAACGACCTCACAACAGTTGGATAAAGAGGCCACGATTTTACCGTAAGGCGTTATCAGAGGTGTCTCCGTAATAAGCCCGAGTTCCACATTGAAATCCCTTATTTTCTCCAAGTTTATTTCGATTGCGTTCCGGCTATATTCAATGTTTTCATTGACCTTCTTCATTTCCACCATCAAATGTTTCCGATGTATATCATTCTGTATATAGTCCGACGTAGCCTGATTCATCTTCAATCTTATTTCATCAAACTGCTTTTGTAGCTTCTGACGAGCGTTTCCCCGCGAGTTCTCAAGCTCCGGTTTTAATTTCATATACAGTCGGACAACCTCTTTTTCATCGGCCATCAGTTCAACTTCGGGAATCATCCGGAGCGCTTCCTCCAACTCCGCATACTCCCTTTCATAATAGGCGACTCCCATAGTTTGCTCCGATCCATAGAGTGTCCTTTTATAAAAGGCTCCTATTTCATCGTACGTAGTCGTATTCAAGAGGCGCAAAAACGTATTTGCGGATTCATTATACTGCGATACCAATTTGAGTGATTTCCCTTTGAGAAGGCTCATAATCTCGTGCTTTGGCTCAATGGGGCGAAGGGGACAGTAAATGACGTAGCCCTCGGGGTCTTTACCGCGCCGGCCGGCCCTTCCACTCATCTGCATGAACTCATCATACCTCAGGATGCGCGCCCCCTTCCCGTCGTGCTTCGATAATTCAGTAAATATGACGGACCGCGTAGGCATATTTACTCCAACCGCGAATGTTTCCGTGGCGAATAGGAATTTAATAAGCCCGCGACTGAAAAGGACCTCAATGAGCTCCTTCTGGATGGGAAGGAGGCCACTGTGGTGTATAGATGTCCCGTATTCAAGCATTTCAAGGAGCTGTAATGTGCTTGGTATGTCGCGATAATATGCCAGATTCGTGGAGAATATCTTCTGGACGATGAGGCGCATCTCTTTCGTCTCCTCCGGCGTAAGGAGGCTATTGATGCGTTTCATCATTAGGCAGTATTCAAAACATTTTTTACGACTGAAAGAGAAGCATATTGCGGGAAAGAGTTCCTTCTTTCGCAGGAATTCCGTCAGTGATATAAGGCGATTGGTCGTTATTGACTGTTTATCGTAGTAGCAATAACACTCGTCGATATTCTTAGCGAAAACTCCGTCGCGATGATGGCGAATAAGCTTAATCTCATTATTCGTATAAATATAGTGGTGGAGTGGGACGGGGCGCCAAGTTGTTCCAATGAGGAGTGTGTCTCGCTCACGACATCGGGCGACCCATTCGCCGAACTCATTCGATTTATCAATCGTCGCCGAAAGCATGACTAACAGGACGTGTTTCGGGAGTTTCGTGATGCATTCCTCCCATACGAAGCCTCTCTCTCGGTCATTGAAATAGTGGACCTCATCGAAGATGATACTATGTATATCCGCAAAACTGTCTTGTTCGTAATCTAACTTATTCCGGAGGATTTCAGTTGTCATGATGAGAATATCAGCTTCTGGATTAAGCTTGATATCGCCTGTTAGGATTCCAATTTCATAGTTCGCAAATGTTTTTTTGAAATCAAAGAATTTTTGATTTGAGAGTGTTTTGATAGGACTTGTGTAGATAACTTTTTTACCGAGATGGACGGCCAATGCGATTGTATATTCGGCTATTGTAGTCTTTCCGGCTGCAGTGTGTGCTGTTATCAAAACATTTTTATTGTTTTCAATTCCGTAGCATCCATTCATTTGAAAATCGTCAAGATGATAAGGAAATTGGTGTGTGAATTTGACTTCATTTCGTTTGTCTGGTATAATTAAACTCATTTTAATAATTTATTAATAATAGGGTAATTTTTTTATATCGTTTATATTTAAAAAAAATCCACTTGTATATTTATTATGGACAATAAGTCATTTATGTTTGAAATTGACGAAAAGGAAAAGTATATAGTATCTAAACTTTACAAAGCCACAAAAATACCAACTCAAATACTCTATCACAAAATATTCATCGAGAATGCAAATAACAATTCTGCAGGATATATTATCAAGGAGCAAATAGGGAAAGGAGGGGCTTCAGTTGTTTATAAGGGGGTCATTAAAGACACAGATGAGACAATTATAATAAAAGAGTTAAAGACGAACAATTTGTATAAAGTCAAACGCGAAGTGAATATATTGAAGCTATGTAAAAATATTCCCAATGTTATTCAACTTCTCGATTTCTTTGTCAATGATGACTGCTACTATTTGTTGTTTCCATATTATAACTGTAATTCAAGCCGGACGATTTTTTACAATTTCACATCAGTTGAAATAAAAATTTTTATGAAAAAGTTTTTAGAAGCGCTTGAAAAGCTACATAAGAAAGGAATTATTCACAGGGATTTAAAGCCCGGAAATATTCTTGTTAAATCGTGTAGTGATTTTTACATTATCGATTTTGGAATAAGTGATTTCTATGTCCCACATCGAAAATTTGATACGAAATTAGGAACGCGCAATTTTAAGGCACCTGAGCAATTAATTAATATTAAAGGGTTTGACTATGGGATAGATATATGGGCTTGTGGTTTAATATTCGCAGAAATGTATTTTGGCCGATATCCATTTTGGAAGCCAGAAGAAGATATTATCATTCTGGAAAACATCTATAATTTAGTAGGAAGTGATAAATTTAATGAATTTATAAATGAGTATAAAACGGGAGGAGTTTATCATTTCTTAAAGAATCGTGTTGAACCTGCTAATTTAGAGACCTATTTTGAAAGAAAGGCATCTGACTCTATTCGAAATAACACAGAAGAAAATAAAAAAGCATTTGATTTGATTGGAAAAATGTTGGAGATTGACCCACGGAAGAGAATAACCGCACATGACGCATTGAAGCATCCATATTTCGCAAATTAAAAAAACGGATTTTAATAAAATTTATGGTTATTAATTTAATGGAATATCAGGAGGAAGTCGTTTCTGAATTGAAACAATACACAAATTTGGAAAATTATGATTTTCCAGTTTTTTATTATAAACATAATAAGGCCCAGTTTTATTTCAAGCGGTTATGTTTAGAGGTAGGGAAGATGTGTCATATTATTGGAGAAAAGAAAACAGGGAAGACTCTTTTTATTAAGAGTTTATGTGGTTTAGAGTGTCCGCAAGATAAACCAATTAATACTATTTTTTTGAATTATGACATAACATACAAGCCGGAAATTGTTCAGTGTAATAATGAGACTATACTTTTGAAGGAGTATATCAAGTTGAAGAAAATAAATAATCATAAGATATTCGAAATGGGTCCATTTATGAATATGAAAATGATTGATATTCCAGAAGAAAAAAAACAGGTTTTGGGATTTTTATTAACACTGAAAAAAGATTCACTGTTCTATATGATTGATATTTCCATTGAAAATATTTCAAAAGAAACGATTAAAAAAATGGTAGATGTTTTTCGCATTTTTTGCGTGAAGAATAATAAAATTGGATTAATTACAACTACAACACCATCATCTGATTTAATTTCTCAAACTGACCACATTTATCACTTGAAGAAGAATATGGAGAATGAATATTATGGAGAGCAATTAGTCTAAGTGCGAATCACTTATAGCTTATTCGTTATCTGTGTGTTTCTAATATAGAGGAGTTGAACAGGCTCATCATTCTTCTTGGTTGGTAATTTCTCGATAATATCTACTACATCAAATCCTTTTACGACTTCCCCAAATACGACGTGCTTTCCATCAAGGAAATGGTTATCGGTGAAGTTAATGAAAAATTGGGACCCATTTGTATTGGGGCCGGAGTTAGCCATTGATAGCGTGTATTTCTTGTTGGGGATTGTTAAACTTTCATCGGGAAACTTAGGGCCGAATATTGATTTTCCGCCAGTTCCATCAGCATTTTCATAATCACCTGTTTGGAACATGAAGCCTTTAATCAGTCGATGAATAACACAGCCCTTGTATTCAATCTTGGAGAGTGATTTAAAGTTTTCACAAGTTCGTGGGCATTCATTTTCATAGAGTTTAATATAAATATTTCCTATTTCGATTTCTTTATTTTCTTCTGGACTGGACGCAATATTCAAAACAACATATTCTTCATCTTCTGGTTCATCATCTGTTTCTTTTTCAACATGAAAATTTTCTTCTATTTGCTCGTTAGAATCCGGTTCTTGTTCATCATTCTTTATTTTTGGCTTACCAAAAAACCATCCCATGATTTTATCCCTTTTCGTATAAAGGATAAATAATAAAAGGACCCCAACTGCTACAAGAATCCATTTATAGTTCATATTGAAATATAATACTTTGTCTTTAAGTCTAAGTTTTTGCGTATAATTTTTTTTATTATATTATTTCTCTAAAATATGGATTACGTTTCTAAACACACACTCGACGAAGAGTTAAGAAAAATTAAGAAGAAGGAACAAGATTTATATAAATTTATTCTTCAACAATTCCTTGATTTAGAGGAATATAAGAAAAGTTTCTCAACGAATATTTCAAAAAATGTTGATGAAATTGTAAAAGATAAACTTGGAAATTTGAATGTTTCCGCAGGGGATGGAAAAAATGGGGAAGTTGGACAACAAGGTCCACAAGGAGAGCAGGGCCCACAAGGAGAAGCAGGACCACAGGGAGAGCAGGGTCCACAAGGAGAGCAGGGCCCACAAGGAGAAGCAGGACCACAGGGAGAGCAGGGACCAAAAGGAGAAGCAGGACCACAGGGAGAGCAGGGACCACAGGGAGAGAGGGGCCCACAAGGAGAAGCAGGACCACAAGGAGAAGCAGGACCACAAGGAGAAGCAGGACCACAGGGAGAGCAGGGCCCAAAAGGAGAAGCAGGACCACAGGGAGAGCAGGGCCCAAAAGGAGAAGCAGGACCCGCCAGTGGAAATTTAGTAAAGAATGTTTTTAAATACGATGACACATTTGAAAATGATTTATTTTTGGAATCATTATCCGCAAATCATGAAACCGTTGTTTTCTTAGGAACAAATATTGTTGGTAAATTATCTCTTCCAAAACCCTCAACAGAAATGGTTGGACGTAAACTTTTGATAATTAATACAGGAGATAATACATGGAAAATCTCTGCGCAATCGAATGTTAAAATCGGTGGTCAATATGAAAAGAATTTGAATAAAGAAGGAAATTATATAAAATTATTAGTGGGGGATGAAAAATATTATGTTATATAATAATATGACCAATTGTCCATATATAAATAAAAATGGGAAGATGTGTGGAGGCCACATTCATGGAAATGGCTTCGTATGTAATAAACACAATAAAAAGACCCAAAAAGGTGGGTTCGTTTATGAGTTGATTTATCCACTTGGGGCAAGTGTAGGCGCAGCAACATATACACTTTATAAATTAAATAATATTGTCGGTGATTGGTATATGAACCGCAATAAGAATAAAAAGAATAAAAAATAAGATTATAAATTTACCATCAATTTTTATTGATGGTAAATTCAAGCAAAATTTTTATGGTAATCGCCAGTTAGTTTACTGAGTTAAAACATTCCCGCATGTACTATTAAACGTGGGAAGAAGGTCTGTCGTGCAGACCACTGGCACATTATAATTCCAATTCTAAAATCTCATATAACTTCTTTGAAAGTTTCTCAATAAATTCATCATCTTCTTTCTCAATTAACCTCCCTGATATTTTTTCAATAATAATATCTTCATCTTTTGATTCAGTAGTCTCCATCATTTTTTGAATAATCGCTTCATTCTTCGATTCAACTTCCAATAGTTTATCAATAATATCTACACTAACTCCGATTTGCTTGAATTTCAACAGTTCAGCCTCAATTTCTTGAACCTCTTTCATTGTAAGACCATCTGGCTTAATAAATTCATCTTTTATTCCTTTTATTAGAACTGGTTGATATTCTATTTTATTTGAATAGAGAAACTGCTTTTTTATAATATAACCTCTCAAAAACTTCTGTTTAATGTAATAAAAAATCTGTTTATCAAGCGACTGGTTTATTTTCCATAGTCGCGTCAATTTAAGCAATCTCCGCGCCCCATTCAATGTAATCAGATAAGCATGCGGTTGATGAACTTCTGTCGCAATTTCAATTTCTCCATTCGATTGTTCTAAATCCCGATTATTCAAATATAATCCAACATAATCGAACAGTTCTGGAACATTTTGTAATATCGAATTTATATTTTTATTAATACTTGCGAATATGCGAACGTTATCCTCAATAATAATTGCGTATTCCAGCGAATTATCATAAATATATTTCCATGTAAGGAAATGAGTAATGAACCTATTAAAATCTCCGGCGCTTCCTTTTTCAGCGTATGACTTCGTTATAAATACATCATTTTTCAGAAGAATATCATTCACATCATTCTTTAAAGAATCATACTCATTTATTCTAAAATAGTTCGAAACATGTAATTTATCTAAATTAGTTCCTTTCTTACAAATTATGAATTTCGGTATAAGTGATGAATTATCCATTATTATGATGAATCAAAATAATAATATTTATTTAACGAAAAAAGAGCAAATTGAGTAATATAGCAAGTCCTAAAATCTGCCAGATACTTTCCGCCGGTTTGGCCACAGTTATCAATTTACACAATACTAAATTCCAAAGGAATTGACCGATGAGCAATATAATTAATACGTAAATGATTAAAACAATGAAAACCGCCAGAGCATCTTTCCATTTAGGAGTTTGGACCCCATTTAATCCTTCATTTGTTGAAGACAAACCGCATTTTAATGAATCTGTCAATAATCCTTTAATCATTAATTATATAAAAGAATATATTTTCAAAAATATAAAAATATTCTTTTATATAATTAATGGTAATTGAAGGTTTTAGAGGTTCAAGTGGAGGTGGTAGCATTGGTGGTGGTGGTGGTGGTCATGAATCGCAATTTTCAAGTCTTGGAGGTCGCCTAACCCCAACTGGTTTTCAGCATCAGGGACAACCATCAAGTCATTTTGATAGGTATAATTGGGAACAAAATAGAGACCGCGGTCGCGATCGTGATCGTGATCGCGACCGCAATAATAATAATAATGTTATTCATGTAGGTGGTGGAGGAGGTGGTTATGACCGTCATCATTACCGAAACGATTGGAACGGCTATTATCCCCCATACACCTACTACAATCCCCTCGTCTATCAAGACCGACAACCCACTGAAATAGTAATCAATGAAGATAAGAACAAACCCAAAGATAAAATGGATGAAACCGTCAAAATTCTTCTAATTGTTTTCATTTGTCTGTTCGTTCTCGTAATGTTATTCATGATGTTAAATTTTTTCAAGAAATAAAATCATCCTTCAAAAATATGGAGGGCGTCCTTCGTCCGAATCGATGTTATTATCTCAATCTCTTGGATTGTCCCGTTCTTCATTAAAAAATTTTTGAACTCCTTAAATTTTTGTAATTTATTTAGTAGTGGCGACTGATAGTTTATTTTTTCAACAATGGACCGATGAAGAATTGGGAATAAGCATTCTATATAGTAGTGATAGAGCCGGTTATGATTCGCTACATAAAGAGTAATGGAGCCGTTTGAACGATTCAGCATATTACATTCCGAAACAATATACATTTTAGATGGGTCCGCCAATTGTTTTTCATCAATGAAGCGAATATAATTCTTCGGAAAGATACATCCAGCCCCGCAGAAAAATATGTAATCGTGTAATGAAGATGCAACTCGCGCCAAGATGAGCATTTTCTGAATTTCCGAAAAGGGATGAACTTTCTGAGGTATAACGAACTTTATCTTGAATTGATTCTTGAACATATATTTTTTTATGTATTTCTCGATATTGCTTACATAGGCCATCGAGTCAGTATAAACTAATACTTCATAATTGCTCCTCTCAGTTTCAATTATACTACGAATCGTCGGCTCGATATCATTAACTGCATTAAAAAGAACGATACTATATGTCGGCTCAAAATATACTTCCTTCTTATTATACTCAACTACAAAAAATACATCCCCCATTATTGTCTTATAAGCCCCCTTCTTAAAAATGGAAACATCGTGTGCGATATTTAAGCGAATCGGCTTATCTTCTTCTGCGCTTTTAATTATATTTCGGTCCGTAATAATATTTGCACTAACCCGCTCCTTTTGCGAGAGGCGCAAGTGATTCAATATTTTCTCCCTGTAATCACGGAAGGGGTCATTCATCCCACAATTTTCTTGCATAATATTTTGGAATACATTGCTAAAAAAGAGGGGTGTATTGCTCTCAACGACGCGCTCAACTTTCGCATGTTTAATTATTTTGTCAATCATTTCCTTTATGAAGTCATCTGCATCTAATGAGCATAAATGTTTAATTAAGAGGAATCTATAATTGTCAAAATGGAACCGCTTCCGGAAGCCAAATATTTCCTCGAATGAATCATTCTCTAGATCCGTTAGGAATAGGCTCTCTAATTTATCCACGACTCTTACTATATTCCGGATGGTTTTTAGTGTTATCTCGTTCTTTTCTTCGGTCCAAATGAATAGTTCGACTTCCTGATTTGGGGAAATTTCCACTTTACAAATTTGTGTTTTTTCATCTGATTCAATACATGTTTTAGTCGTCTTTTTTCGGTCGATTGACCAATATAATTTAGTAGTTGCGTCCATTGTAAATATACAATCTACTATTTTGTCTATCTTATTCGTAATTATATTATGAAATCCCCAAATATCATTTGTAAAATCATCATCTATTATTTTTTGATTAAACTCACTTAAAATATCTTGTGATTGAAGAATATTGACTATATTTTTTTTGAATTTCATAAAATAATTTATTTTTTTTATTTATAAGGAATACGAATAAATAATCTATTCTATACTAATGACAGAAAGAGGAGTTCCGCGCCCAATACCATGGATTAATAAAGCAAATCTATACACACATTTAACTGATACTGTTGAATTGTCAATTCTTAAAAAAGTAGTTGACTCATTTCCCGCTTTGATTACATTATATCAAACAACAACAACTAAAACACTTTTAGCACCAATAAACTCTGCGATTTTAGCGATTCCAAATTTCGTAACACTTCTTTCAACCAAAAATTCTTGGTTAGATACATTTGCGAGGTATATTCTTTTAAATTCTCGTGTAAATTATCTGGATTTTATTAATGATACCAATTACACAACCTCTAATGCTTCTATAATAACTGCGAATGTTAATGATATTGGAGATAGCTATGATGTAGGATTTCAAGATGTTTTAGATAATCAAGCATCTATTATATCACGGGGATATATTACTGGAACTGATTGTAATATGATGGTAATTTCTGCTCTTTTAGTCCCATCATCTCCGCCGCCATAAAAATTGAAAAACAATCATTTTCATTTTTACATAATGTAAAAATGAACATTGATACAAATATATTACGATTTTGTAAAGAATACAATCTTTTGGATGAAACTTATCAAAAACTCAGATATTTCATATACTGTATCCTTTCAAATCCATATTATCAAACTACGCCGATGGATTCATGGGAACCTCTCCTTTTGTTTGACAATTCTGAAATGGAGACGGACAAAGATACGTATTATTATTTATCATATGAGAGCGATCACAACCGCATTTATTTATATCATTCAAACCGCAGAGGAAATCTAAAATTGAATTATTTAAGCATCAGATACGATGTTATTCATTCAATCCTCATCATTTTACAGAGCATTTTTCCAGAAATTCAAATAAATGACCACTATCAAATTCGTGGAGAAATGAACCGAAAAATTGTTCATCATTTGTTTTACCTCATCGAAAGCTATCGCTATCCAAATTGTTTTGATGCGTTTATTCAAAAAAGGAAAGCATTGAAACTCTCCGAAAAAAGAGAACTCGCCACAAAATTCAATAATCAATGTGATTGTTGTGGAACGATTCTCGGAGATATTACACGTAGTTCAAATGAGGACCATATAAGAGAACTCCAATACTTTGGAACAAATGACCTCTCCAATTTCCAGCTACTTTGTCTTGATTGTCATTCTTACAAAACGAAATTGAACACAAAAAAGAAGCGGAAACTCGAAGAAACTACTCAGAAGCAATATAAGCGCCGTAATTTAATCATAATTGACTAATATAAATATAAAAATTGAAATTAAAAATAACATTTTATAATATAAATAATAAATGACAACCACAGAAATTAGAGAACAAGGATTGGATAAATTTTATACGATTCCCAAAATATCAAAAAAATGTATTGAATCAGTCGGTTTAATATATGATTGGTCTAAATGGGAATTAGTAATTGAACCAAGCGCAGGAAATGGGAGTTTTTTAAATGTAATTCCAATCGATAAAAAAATTGGAATCGATATTTCTCCAGAAAATAAAGATATAATAAAACAAGATTTTTTTACATATAAACCAGAAAAGGGTATAAAAGATATACTTGTAATAGGAAATCCTCCATTTGGTAAAGTTAGTTCTCTTGCAATAAAATTTTTCAATTATGCATCAAATTGGGCAAATGTAATCGCATTTATTATTCCAAGAACATTTCGAAGAATTAGTGTTCATAATAGATTAAATATGAATTTTCATTTAGTATTTGATGAAGATATTCCAACAAATCCGTGTTCATTTACTCCTCGAATGATGGTAAAATGTTGTTTTCAAATATGGGAAAAACGAGAGGAAAAAAGAGAATTTCATGATTTACCAACATTACATGATGATTGGGACTTTTTAGATTTTGGTCCAAAAGATTCAAATGGACAGCCAACACCTCCGGATGGTGCAGATTTTGCAATTCGGGCATATGGGGGAAAATGTGGAGAAATTGTTAAAAATAATCTTCAAACATTACGCCCAAAAAGTTGGCATTGGATTAAATCAAAAATTGATACTAACGTATTAATTAATCGGTTTAAAAATCTTGATTATTCTCTTAGTTTTAATACAGCGAGACAAAATTCGATTGGTAAAGGAGAACTTGTAAGATTATATAGTGAAACATATGATTAAATGTCTGATTCAAATATTCTATATTTAAGTAATGACATCCAAAGGTCGTCATTTATTGTTGTTCTTAAAGCATATTCTTTTATATTTGTTTCATCATTCAACAATTCAATTGTAATTTTTCCATGTTCTTTTATTGTCCCATGAGCATAACTACCATATAATGCAATTAATTTTTTAATTTCTTCCTTTGAAATTTTAAATATATACAATTCTCCTTGTGATTTTACATTATTAGTTGATAAATGATACGCAGTCAATAAATATATATCACATTTATGCGATGGTCTAATTTGAACAAAATTAAATTTTGTATGTGTTTCACCACCAAGAGATACTTTTATTTCTATATTTTTTCCATATTTTGAGCAATCTCCAACACAATCTTTTGATTTATTTTTTATATAATCAAATTTAATTCTTATAAACTTTTCTAATAGAGGCCCATATTGTTGTGCTGATACATGATATATTATACAATATATATGAGCATCTTTTAGATTAGTTATTTTCATTATTTGTTCATCGTGTTTTATTTTTGATAAAGAAAGATGTTCTTCTAACATATTTACACGTGTATCATTATCAACAGGTAAAATTGTAGTCATTTCTATTTGTTCTTCTGATATTATTTTTATATTATTTTTACTAACTAACTGAATAGATGAATCTTCATCATGAAAATTATCTAAAAGTTCTTGTTTTGTTTTTATATTATATAAATTATGATATATAACAATATTTTTAATTTTTTCTTTATATAAAATTATCAGTTTATTTGTTCTTTTACTTATATAATTTGAAATTATTGAATTCATTTATCATAATTATAATATAATATTTCATTATATTTTTCAATTTTTTATTATTTGACTAACACAACATTCGCGCCTTGATTGCGGGGGCTGACTCATAGTTCACGATTTCAATATCTTCAAAATTATAATCCCATACTTCCTGCACTTTTCTCTTCAATCTGAGGGATGGTAAAATATAGCGCTCATTTCGGCGAGCCAACTGCATTTTAACAGCGTCGATATGCTCTTTATAAATATGGGCGTCCCCAACAACAATATGTATATTTCCCACTCCGAGCCCACACACACTCGCAATTAAATGCGTGAGCAAAGCAACACTCGCAATATTAAAAGGTAGGCCCAAAAATACGTCGGCGCTTCTCTGATACATCTGACACTCCAACTCCACATTCCGCACATAAAACTGGTAAGATACATGACACGGGGGGAGACACATCTGGTCCAGCTGACAGGGGTTCCACGCGCTCATAAAAAGGCGCCTCGATGTGGGATTTTTTCGAATTTCATCAACGATATTTTTCAACTGGTCCACCCCGTTCTCTAATCCAATTGTCTCTTTTTCTTCTGCGCCAACCTGATATTTATACTTCTCCCCAAATCGCCTCCACATATAGCCATATATTGGACCCCCGATTCCTTCTTCATATGGTAGCCCGTTCGCCTCTAAAAATTCCTTTGATGTGTTCCCGCTCCATATTTTAACACCATTTTCCTCTAATATACGACTATCCGTATTCCCTTGTATAAACCATAATAATTCGTGGATGATTCCATTATAGAACATCTTCTTTGTGGTTAAAAGAGGGAATCCCTTTCGCAAATCGACACTAATCTTTTCAGAGAAGACGGACAGCGTTTCGCCATTGCGGGTCTCCCTTATCTCACCGTTCACCAGTATTCGCGCAACTAAGTCGAGGTAATCATCATCTACTGTTCGATATGTAATATTTGGGCGACTATACATTTTTATTAATATATCCTTTTCTAATGTTTTTGTTTTAAATTGTTTTTGATAATTCATCAAATATTCCGATATATCAGTTTTTATAAATGTGTCGCATTTGTGATAAGGAATCTCTGTAATTGAGAAGCCATCGATCGCATAATTATTTAGAAAATAGTCATAAATAGTGGCCCCGCCACAAACCCACAAGTATTTAACATTTAGCGACTGCGCATATGCAACCCCATCTTCAACTGTTCGAATCGTTTTAACTCCATCTATATCAGTGGAACTGACAACTATATTATGTCGAGATGGTAGTGGGCGCCCGATTGATTCATATGTTTTTCTCCCCATTATAACAGCGTTTCCCACGGTCATTCTCTTAAAGTGTTGGAGGTCCTCTTTATAATGCCACGGGATTTTATTTTGGAAACCGATTCCGTATTCACCTGTTAGAGCAACAATTATCCAGATTTCCATAATTATTATATTATTATAAATTATATAATGAAAATAGACATGGTTTTTACATATTGTGATGGAACTGATCCAAAATTTATAGAAGAGAAAAATAGATTTTTAAAAGAAAAAGATAAAGTGAATAATAAACCGATTCGATTTATAAATATTAATGAAATAACATATTCAGTCCGAAGTGTATTAAAGTTCATGCCATGGATAAATATGATTTATATTATTACAAATAAACAGATTCCTCCCATAGAATTAAATCCAAAAGTTAAAATAATTGACCACACCGAAATTATTCCCAAAAAATATTTACCTACATTTAACAGCGATGTTATAGAATCATTTATTCACAATATTCCAGAATTAAGTCATATATTTCTTTATAATAATGATGACATGATGCACACATCTAATATAAATATATCAGATATATTATACGGAGATAAAATCATTTTTAGAAATTATAATGGAATAAATGAACGTAATAAAGATAATAATGAATATAATAAAAGAATTTATTTAACATCTCAACTATTCAAACAAGCGAATCCGTCAATTCAATTAATTAATAATCACCATACAAAAATATTGCGCAAATCAACCCTAAAATTCATAGAAGAAAAGTATCCTAAGTTATTACATGAATTAAGAGTGAATCGTGTAAGAGGAAATAATTATATACAGTATCTATTTTTTAGCGTAAATGTTGATAATATATTAAATAATAATATTATATTAAATCATTATAATGATGTAATTGTATATCATCTTGGAAATAAAGAATACAGAGAAGAAATGTTTTTAAGAATATACTATAAAAAACCTAAATTTCTGTGTTTAAATGATATGAATACTAATTTTAAGGAACCATTCGAAATATTAATGGCTCATATTTTGTAATAAATGAGACATTATTTTTTCAACAATAACAGCCTCATCCAGTGTTCCATCAATCACGATTATATTTTCCGCTAAGTTTCCAAGCTCATTTAAATAAGCCTGATTCAATTTGCGCAAGTATTCAATCTGAATATTAGATTCACCATTGCGCATTCTTTTCAAATTTCTCCGAAGAGCAATTTCTGGATCAATATTCAAATATATCAAAACATCCGGCTTTTTATAGTTGAACATTTCAATCATCTGTTCGTGTAGTTTGAACTCAATCTCATCAAGAACTCCATCAGCAACCAACATTTTTGAAAATACATTAAGGGTTGTTATTGCACTTCTCTCACAAATATTCACAATATTTGTAGATTTCTGATCCACATTAATTTTCTCAATCTCATTTTTTTGTTGAATATGCGATAGAATAATCCGAATTTGAAATGATGATGCGAACTTAGATATATTTGAGTAATATTTCTCTAACCAGCCTTCCTTCATCCAAGATTCGACTGGCTCTTCAAAAAAGTTAAAGGTTGTATCCGAAGATGAACTCAAACGCGTCTTTAAGTTTGATATGGCGGTCGTTTTACCGGCAAAAATAAGCCCATCAATAACCACATTTTTAATATTTGGTATCATCTTTTTATTATATAAAAGATTATCTAAATAATATTCATTTTTTACGAATAATATAAAAAGTGATTTAAAACATTAATAATAATTATATATACAAAATGGGATTATTACCTTATTACTATGATAAAATTATATATGAAGCTTTATTAGAAAATCCATTCGATTTTTTAGAAGGGGCTACTGACATAAAAGAGACAGAACTTTATAGAATCGTGTCATATACTATATTAAAGGAGTTTGGAGTCTTATATGAAGACAAGCTCCCCAAAGAGATATGGAAAGTTATACGATGCCTGCGACGACCAGCGACCGAAATTAGCGAACAATTTCGCGTACTATGTCAAATAAATGAGACATTGCCTGCGCAGAGGAGCCCAGAATGGTATAAATTCAGAGAGAATCTACTGACAGCGAGCAACTGGGGTAATATATTGGGTTATATTGGTTCACGAAAAGAAGTATTACTTCAAAAATGCGGGTATGAACCTGCACAATTCAAAGGAAATGAGTATACGCGATGGGGCACCAAATATGAGCCTATTGCGACGCAAATTTATGAGAGAAGAATCGGAAAGACTATAACTGATTTCGGTTGTATGCGTCATCCGGCACCCGAGAACTTCTTTTTAGGGGCATCTCCCGATGGAATTTCTGATGATGGTGTTATGTTGGAAATCAAATGTCCCCCAAGACGCGTCATCTGTGGAACTCCGACTGATTATTATTGGGCGCAGATGCAGGGACAGCTCGAAGTTTGCGACTTAGAGCGATGCGACTTCCTTGAATGTAAGCTCGTTGAATTCAATTCAAGTGATGAGTATATGGAACACATCCAGATGGTTGAGGCCGGTTTAATAACGGAAAATATTGAATGCGGAGTATCAATCGATTTTCGAATTGATGCGGATACGATTAAAACGATCCATAGCGAATTTTTTATTCGCGGAGACGCAATTAATGATTTCATTATCAATGGAATTAACGAAAATAAGACAATTAAGTTTATCGGTCCAACTTATTGGCGGATTGAGATTTATCAAGTTAATCCCGTTTTCCGTGATAGAGAGTGGTTTGCGTGGGCTCGGGAACACTTGAAAATTTTCTATGATGAGTGGCAATTCTACAAGGCGGTCGGATACAAATCACTTCTTACAGAGCGCCAGTTCAAACCAAAAAAGGATGATATGGAAGACACTAAAATAACTGATTACGAAGGGTTTGTGGTTCCAGAAGCACCAAAGCCCCCTGCTAAAAAGTTTGTTTTTCGTTGATACCGGAAGCATATACACAATTGCAACCAAATTATTTTTATTATAAATTTATTCAATTTAATCAATTTAATTTTTGATTCAGTGAAGAGAAGCATTTTTGTGTTCTTGACTCAAATAGGTTCCGGCTTCATTTTCATAAGCTTTGAAGAATGCTGATTTCTTTGATTCAAAACTATTGAAATTACGAAGAAATAATATCCAATCTCCTGCTTTTCCTTGGGAAAGTAAATGGAGCTTGTATTTCTTCAAGCTAACAAATCCAATTGCTTCGACACATAATCTTGAACGGGCTTGTTCAGCTTTAATAATTGGACCAAAACCAGCAAGGGTCGCGGGATCTGATGGAGAATCAAAATATCCCAATATTAAAGTCTCATACTTTTCTGGATCTCTTCTTGCGAGTCTACCAAAATTAGGACGACCATCTCTGGGATCTACTCCAATATTTTCTTGAAGCCAAGACAAACAATTCTTATGATTATTGAAAGTGGAATCATTCGCTTTTGCTTTGAGCAAATTAATTTGCGTCCATGAACTCATTCTCTTCTTGATAGATGCGGTTTCATCTTCATCAAAAATACCCAATCCAATAAATTGTTTGTAGTATTTTGATTGAATCATTCCCTGATTATATGTCAGAGAACCGTATTCACCAAGAAAAAATAATGTGATTTTGTCTTTTTGTTCAAGGCAAGATGGCTCACATAGTAGCTCAATCAGTCTTGGAACAAGAAGATGATGAGGAGGAATCATTGATAACCCTTCCGCAAATGATGCAAATGAGATTGTTGAAGATTTTTCAACAAATCGACTTTCTTTTTGGGCCTGAATTCTCTCATTTTTTTCTTTGACACTATTTTGGTAGTCCTGACGATAAATGTCTGCAATACGGTCTCTGATAAATTCTTCGTGAGAACACTCAATTGCCCATTTGTAGACGACTCCATTCTTTTTGTCAAAACGGTCATTTTCGCCATTACAGGCGAGGCCAACGTAGATTGAAAACACCTGATAGGCGTCAAAATCAGAACCGCCAGCCAATGTTTGTTGAAAACTCTCGGCTGTTGGAACTGGGAGACCATTAAATTCAAAAATCAACGAACAAGTGTTGTGAACTAATTTGAGCATCCAGTTGAAAGTTCCAATGAACTTACCAGTTGGGCTAACTTTGCGTGAAAACACAATAGTTTCCAGAGCGGGTTCTGGGTCATCATCCGACAAAACTTGTTGTTTGTGGTCATCAGAAATTCCAAGGAACTCATTGATTGTTTGGGTCCTGTCCTGTCCTTTCATCAAAGTTTGAAAATGACGAAAAATACAGAATTCGAACATTCCGCGCAAAACATCTGCATTTGCAGAGGCGATTCTTGCGAATTCGGGCCGACACATCATGAATACTAAGGGAATCCAGTAATGGGAAAAACCGTTGTCGCCAACGAAGGCGCAAACGTGCTTTTCCTCAATCATCCTGATAATTTCAGTCCATGACTTTGACGCCATCATTCCCGCCATTGTTTCTAAGATATCGCGAAGTAATGTTAGATTTGCTTCTGAACGCTGTTCCCCGAGAACATGTTTGAACAATGCTCCATATAGAAATGGGCCATCGTTTGGAATGGGTTCTGTTCGACGGCGGATTGTAATCGATGTTTGAATATCGAGCATTCCACTTTTTCTCATACATTCCCACACAAGTGGATGATTCAAGCATTTAAGAGGAAGAACCGCGGTGAGACAAGAAATATCTTCCCCCTTATGAAAAGGAGATTTAATGATTCCCCACGAACCATCTCCCTGAGTTTTTCCATGACAACCCCATAGGGTTGATTGATTCATAAAACAAGTATGGAATACTTTCTGAATATTTCCGAATAACATTGAAGCGTCCGGATATACATCGACATGATGACTTATACCAACGCCGAGAAGTCCAAAAAGTTGGACTGCTTGGTCGACTGATACAGACTGACCTGCTTCTATGGCTTCAATCGCACTAATAAAAGCAGTTAGAGAATCTTCCTGTGAAATGAAATCCACTGGAATTTCTCCACCAGACTGTTCTTGAATGAGAAGAGCTTCTTTTAATTGTGGAAGCATCGAAATGAAGTATTGAATCGCTCCCTGTAATTCATCAGGAGTCGCGGTTTTGGCTCTACGCGCAAAATCCTTTGAGTCCTTCGAATCTTTCAGTTTTTGTAGGAAGTCCGCTTGTTCTTTTGTGTTCATTCCTGCTACATTTGCTGTATTTCTCAAAGTCTGTAAAGCAGTAAGAACTGTCTTTGCCTCCTTTGTTTTTTCCCGCAAAAGATTTTTAGCGCGAACGCTCATCGACAATTCATTTTGAAAATTATCTGCGACAGTGGCCGGTTTTGTTAAAACTGCGATTTGGTGCTGTAATAATTCATACAATTGAGCCAATTGGTCAATTCTGGAATCAACATCAGCATCACCGCGAACTTTTGCTTGTCCGAGCCGGTCAACCAGTTCTTCGAGATAATCCTCATATAATCGAGCTCCAAATGTTAGCGGGGCCTCAATCATTTCAATTGAGGAACCATCTTCACTTGTTAGCTCAGAGAGATTCTCCATGAAGAAGGTCTGTCCGTTTCTCAAATTTAGTGAGCCCAAATATTTTCCAAACATATCATTTCCCAAATTTGGGGAGGATGATGAGATTTGAAAACTTTGGCCATGTAATTTGAAAAGTTCATCAAACATAGCTAATTCAGATGGACTCAATGTAATCAAATCACCAGCACCTTGACTGGACATCTTCGCGAACATACACAATTCTTTAACCGCGGGGGTTCCCCAATTACTTGTAGTTAAGCGAATCATTGTCATTGAGATATTCTGTGAATTGAAAAAAGGAGAACATTGTTGTTCAAACTGACTTGGAAAAGAATATGCATCTCCAATTTCTCCATCACTTACAATTGTCATCATAATATCAGTAGACTGATATTTCTGTAAAACTTGTGTAATAATTGGAATCGTCGGACACAGAGATGTTCCTCCTTTTCCTCCAAATTCATTTGGATTTAAATCACGGAGTGTTGTTTCAACCAATCTCGAATATGATTGAAAAGCAATGACGCAAACACATGTTTGAGGGTCCATAAATTTCAAATGGACTTCTTTGAACTTGCGCATTGCGTCAATTCCACTTGTTCCCATTGAACCAGATTCATCCAAAATAACCACAATTGTAGTTTGTTTGGTTGGTTTCGTATCTTCTTCTTGGCTATTTGTAAATCTACAAATAAGTTTACCATTATTAATAATTGAAAATCTAATAGATGACATTTTTAGTTGTAAAAAATAGTATAGTATTTTCTTTCAATTTTTTTATATGTTATAATATATGGAAATTGGGCGTTTATATAGTCGCGTATGTGGTTGGGAAAATGGACCACCAGTCAAGTCATATAACTCGGACATAATTATAGTTTTTCCAAAAGATGTATTCAATATTGATGGAAAAACTGGTTCATTTATTGTAAAATATATGGATAAACATGGCCTATGCGAGACATATGAAGAAGCTTATAAGTTATGTAAGACATACCCATCTTGGTTTTTTTATTATGGAGAAATGAAAACGATTACATCAATAACACTTTAAGGACACTAATATTTTATATATTTTATATATTTTATAATATATAATCAAAAAATGGGAGTGAGTGGTTTATTGAGACATGTTATAAAAAAATATCCGTCCATACATTTACCGGCGCCGAATCCATTAGTTCCGGTCCATTATTTATTCATCGATTTCAACGCCTTCATTTATGATACAATCAATGCTTTTCCAACTGATGTAGTCTATGATTTCACATTAAAAAAAGATGTCAAAAGTTATGAAAAGAGGCTGGTTGCGCTCGTCATTGAGAATACGATTCATCTCGTAAATAAAGTAATAAAGCCTCAAAAGTTGCTGTATATTGCGATTGATGGACCACCTCCTCTTTCAAAGATGGAACAACAGCGTGAACGCCGTTATAAGTTTCCGTATATTGAGAAACTTATGAAAAATGCAAAACCACTGAAAACAATATCTGGGATGAAATATGATAAGAATCGGATAACACCCGGAACGCCCCTGATGGAATCATTCAACGCTGAATTCCAAAAAGCAATAAAAGCAAATAAGTTCGGGAAATTAAATGTTGTTTATGATGGGAGTGATATAGTGGGTGAGGCGGAACACAAATATATGAGGATGATTGAGAAGATAGAAGATGGAACTGATGACAATTTTGTGATTATATCATCTGACGGGGATGTTATTTTATTGTTGTTGCGTTTCATATTTAAAAATATGTGGATTATGATAACAAGACAGAATAAAATTGTATTTGACAAATTATATCCAGAAGACCAGAGGTATGTTTATCTTGATTGTAAAAAGTTGGCGGATTCTATATATGGTGATAGCTTGGAATCCCAAAGGCATCATGGAGGGAAGCTGAAAATCTCTGATGTGGAGAAGATACTTCTGAACAAAATGAAAGTTATGAAAACCAAACCGGATGATTTAATGAATAAGAAGTTGCTCTATTTACTGGACTATGTTTTCATGTCATTTTTAGAAGGGAATGATTTTGTTAAAACAATATATTTTATTAAGTTCAAGGAGGACAATATGCGAACACTTTTAAGTGCATATACCTATCAGCGGAGAATAGACCGCTCGATGCGTCTTATTCACTGGAAGAATAACAACCTCTACATAAACCAGCGCTTTCTAATGGCTATTTTGAAGAGGCTTAGCGATATTGAATCGGAACGGATTGATATGGTCAAACAGAGAATATCCCGCAATTTAGACAAGCTGAATATTAATAATAACAATAACAAAAACAATGAACTTGAACACATGCCATTTTCAAGTAAAAAACACATTTTACATAAGAATTATGTTCTACAATACGATGAGCTATTCAAGAATTTGAAGAAGTCTTATTACGAATATTTCTGGGATGGAGTTTATGATGTCGAAAAGTTATGTGATGATTATCTGATAAGTCTTATAACAACAATCCGATATTATTTCGGGACTGAAATATACTGGCGGACTTATTATAATGGGGTTGTTGCCCCATTACCGAGCGACTTATTTGCCTTTTTAGCGAAGCGCCCAAACTATTTTGAAACTTTGAAACTGGAAGTTGGGGAACCAGTCAACCCTCTTGTTTTATTGGCGTTCGTATTACCACCCCAAAGTATGACGCCAGATATTTTCCCGAAAAAATACAAGGATGCGCTTATTAAGGAACATCCTGAGTGTTTTCCGGAGAAGATTCAGTTGAAGTTGCTACAACCCGGAGGGAAATTGATATATGCGGAGCCGAATTTTAATAATCCGACAGTTGAATTTTTGGAGGAAACTCTGAAAAAGACAAAACTCACGAAGGCGGAAGAAAAGCGGAATACACTTGTGGATGAGCCGTATGTGAAATAAATTTTCTTATTTAGTTTATGGAAAAAACAAATCGTTCAATTCGAACAAATAAACCAAATCAACCTAAAAAATTGAATATTATAACAAATAAAAAAAGAAGAAATAAAATGGAGCCAAAATACGTTGAAAATCTTTCGGAGCCTTGGTTTACACTAATACAACTTGGATTGAAAACAGTTGAAGGGAGAAAAAACAAAGGTAAATTCAAGGAAATGAAAGTCGGTGAGATTATTGAGTGGAAAAATGAGGATTTCAAACCGAGAAGTTTCTTGACGCAAATTACCGGAAAAGCGGAATATCCAAATTTCAAAACATATCTTGAAACGGAAGGATTATCAAAATGCTTACCGAATATGGAAAAATACGGTATTGAACACGGATTAAGTGTTTATTACAAGTATTACACAAAGGAGGATGAACGCGAATTTGGAGTTGTCGCAATAAGGCTAAAAGTTATTTGAAAAATAAAATTGTGAATAATATTTATAATACATTATAATTTTATAATATTATAATGTATTATAAAAATGAGCACGGCAACCCCAAATAATTTTGAATTTAGAACATTTACACAAAAATATTTAAATAAAAATTCAAAAGCAACTAATACAAATATAAATACTGCATATAGAAATTTTATGAAAAAAAGACTTTCATTTGCAATGAATATTTCAAATCCAAACCCAAGCACAAAAAATAAAAATAGATGTAAATCAGAACAAGAAATAATTCGAGAATTAAAAGATGCTGGTAAATATGAAGAATGGGTTAAAAAAAGACATTCATATGGAATAATTCTTCCAAATTTACCTTTAAACTATGAATATACTGTAATGGATGGTTCTACAAGAAAATTCTCAACGATTGTTTCATCATATCAGAATGGTAAAATAAATATACCAGTTTTTGATTTTGTTGGTTCAAATTCAAATTATGTTGGACAAGGTTCATTTAAAATTGTTCCAATCTCTAGAAGATTAAATACATTTGGAATGTCGACATGTAGTGGTTTAACTATGAAATTGGGAAATAAAAAATTTTTATCACATATTGACGCAATTACTGATACATCAAAAATGCTATTAGCGATACACGATTGTTTAAGAAAACAAAAATTAACAACATCAGACATATCAAATGTCAAAATATATAGAGGGTTTGAAAAACATAATCGTAGTTATGAAATAATTCAAGAATTATTAAAACGCTTGTCAATTCCTAAAAATAATATAGAAGTAGTTATTGCGAATGATGGAAAATGTTCAATTTGAATAATATAAAATCTTAGTAATAGTATGTCATTTATAAATAATAATCCATATTTCCACTCTCTTATATCAGATGAGCTAAAAAAAAGCGGTCTCCAAGAATTAGATGACCCATCATCATCCGATAAAATATTCTACTGCGACATAAGTTATGGAAATCGCAATCATCCAAACTATTCAAAATGCGAAATCGTCAATCAATTACAAAATGTGAATCCCCTTGGAAATAAGAAGGACCAGTATAATATCCATCTGAATTATTACAAGACGCGCCCCGATTATATTCCTCTCACAATCTCCTTTAATCGCAACAGCCTCGAAGAATTGAAGCAACTTTTTGTTTCGAATCCACGGGAGGACCCACCAGTTTATATTGTAAAGCCGGAGAATTCATTATCGAGGACCGGCGTCGGAGTTGTCCGTAATTATTTAGAACTTATGAGTCATTTAGACCACTACTCCGATTACCAAGAATGGATTATTCAAGATTATATTGATAACCCCCTCTTATTTAATAATAAGAAGTTTCATTTCCGCATATACGTCATTTATGTCCAGACTGAAAATTCGACGACTGCCTATTTATCAAAGAACGGATTCATTTATACAGCGAATAAAGAATTTGAAACTGATACATTTGACCCAAATATTGTATTAAGTGGGGAGAATTCTAAAAATAATGTTTTTTATATTCCGGAAGATTTCACGCGCAGTTTCGGGAAGCAGGTGTGGGATAATATGGTATTTCCCCAGATCATAAAAATTACGCGTGAGACTATTCGGTCAACAGTTGAACATTTGAAGTGTCCTGCAAAGAAACAGAAGTGTTTTAAGATTCTCGGGTATGATATTCTTATTAATAAGGACTTTAAGTGTTTTCTTGCGGAAATAAATGCGCGCAATGTTAGCTATAAATATCCGAACCAGAAATTTAAGGATACATTTTATAAGAATATATTGAAAATTGTTCTTGCGAAGAAGTCTCTTTCAACTCCGGAACTCATCAAGGCGAAACTTCCATATGAGCGGATATTCTTCAAGAATGATGGGACAATTATTGAAGGTTTTAATAATTTTAAACACCAGAAGACTTTTTATAATTATTACCGGAACATATTTTTTCCGTTTCTGATGCTTATATTAATTTTCGTTGTTTTTCAATTGCGTCATTAAGAATAATTTTATTCTTATATTTTATAAGAATGGTTTTTATGTATATCATGATAGGATTTATATTGATTATTATGGTCATTATTATAATACAAGGATATCGTCAGGATGTATCATATGTTATGAGTAGGGTTGATAAGAGAAAATATATGGTATATAATTTAAAATATAAGCAGTTGGCCGCCGACACACTTGCGAATGTTCGGACAAAATTGACCAACCTTTGTTCCATCCTATCTAAAAAATATCCAGAAGATGAGCGTATTTCTCGTATGATTTCCAAATTCAACCCAGATAATATTGTTGAGTCGGAACCAAGTAGCACAAATACGAGTTATAGCATTAATAAGGGGGAGAAGATGGTCCTGTGTTTGCGTTCGCGCGACGGACAGAACCGCATTGTTAAAGATAACGTTATTATGTTTGTTGCCCTTCATGAGTTAGCCCATATCATGACCCTCTCAGTGGGACACACAAATGAGTTCTGGGAAAACTTTGAGTTCCTTCTTAAAGAGGCAATTAAAGTAGGGTATTATAAGAATATTGATTTCAATGCGGACCCGCATGACTATTGTGGTATTAAGATAACTGATAGCCCACTCAAATAAAAATAAATTCATAATTAGAAAATATATTTTATATCTTTTAATTAGATGACAACAGAAATTTTGACCATATGTGGAATAAAAGATTATGAAAAAATGAACATTTTTAAAATTATTCGGTTGGACCGGTTAAAGACAAATACTTGCTCATATGTTTTTGTTGGAGACCAACCTCGCGATGTTAAACAATCACTATCCAATTTAGAACTAACCGGAAAACCCGATGCACTATTAAAATCCCATTTCAAAAAATATTACGATATTATTGCCAAACATAAGACCCAAAAATTCAAATTCATATACCAACAAATCTATGAAGACGATACGATTACAACTATCCGAAAGAAAATCTTTTGTTTTATGAGCAGTAATAAAGATATTCTTATACCCGAAAATCAGGAGCTCTGGGTCATATACGGTTCAGGGACGAAAATGCTTGGGCCCACTTGGACAAACATCGAAGGGAAGCCATCTCTTCTTCAAAAGGAAATTGTCCCTGACTATAAAAATTTCGTAGCAAAAGATGGTCATATGATTTTAGTTGAGCATGCAGTCAATATTAATGACCAAACACTCTATGATGCTACTAATGGACTTCGCTTTGATAATGGAGAGATTTATTTACATATGTTGAACGATGAGATGGAGTATTGCCGAAGTATCGGAAAAAAGGTTGATGACATTTTGGTTAATGGGTATTTTATTAAATATTGGGCTGGGGCTCTTATCGAATATGATCCTGATATTATTTACAAGGAGATGGAGCGGTTGAAGCCTCTTATCAAAGCTGAGGATAAGCTTATAAACTTCATGGAGAAAATACCTGTCGAAATGAGCTATTTTCAGGGCTGTAATGTTATCCAGTTGCTTATTCATATCACGAACGATTACGAGCACGAGTTTGTCAATCTGAAAACCATTTTTAGTCTGTTTGCGGTCGATGAGAAGACTCCATTTATGCGATACAAAGATATGGACAGTCCGGCCCCATTCTTTCGTATTTATAAACCTCTCGTCGAAAGTAAAGTTATCAGTGAGAAACAAATCAAGGATTGGATTGCTTCAACAAAGAAGGTTCGCGATGCGACGGATACGCTTATTCGTGAGGTCCAATACAGCTCCCGTGGTCTAACATTAAAGCGCTACATTTATACTCTGGATGACCAGCCCAAATATGCCACGATTAATATTCATCGCAACGGAAATATGGAGGTCCGGATTGCGTTCAAAGAAAAATATGGCGCCTCACTAAAAAATACGTATGAGGCCGTAATGGAAATAAGCAAATTAATACAGAAAATTAATGAGATTGATTATCGGTATCGTCAGCTCAAAATTCCGAAGACGACAAAGCTCGAATTACCGAATGTATCATTTAATGTATCTACGAACAAACTGGAATTTCACGGGCGGACGCGTTTGATATTGATGGACATTATTAATTTGGTTAATTTACCGGAGGATTTCAATTTCAAGGAGATGAATAATTTTTCCAATAAGTTCATGACGCCATTTTTGTCGCCGATTCTATCAAAGCGCAATTATGAAAAGACTGAACTCCTCGCAAAGTATAAGCGCGTCTCTTTTTATAGTAGGATGAATTTGGAGTTTGAGTTCATTCATAAAACTTTCCAGCAAAATCCAAATATAACTCCTGCTAGTGTTATAAAATTACTTCATGAGAGCTATTATGCTCAGAAGCCAATTGAAGATGCAATAAAAGTATATAAAGATTGGGAGCGCAGGTATGGCTTTATGGGAAGTCAGGGAGTCAAGACTACTCGCCAGACTGGTGTTGAGATAAAGATAAAGGCTGGGAAGATGCATATGAACGGGTCGAAGAATGTTATGCAACTTACTAATGCGTCCATTTTCATTGCGAAGTTCATCAATCTATTCATGAATCAATCGAAATATTTGAAAAAAAGTGAGATGAATGATGTTTTTAGCGACGAATTAGTTGAATTGGAAGAGTCGGTTAATAATATTAATGTAAGCCTTTTACAAAATACGACTCCCCTAACAAACGCAAACTATATGAATTATGCAAATACGCTCGGTAATATATATGCGGAGGATGAATATGTGAATACCGCAACAAATCAAGCGATTGAAAATGAAGATAAAAATAATGACGATTTTAATAGAACAACATACTTAGCGCGAGATGATGATATTGACCGGAATATTCGTATGCAGTGTGAAGACAAAGATTTGAAACACGATGTTTGCACCGATTTCTGTGAAGATGAGTTTTATACATTACGCCGTCTTCAAAAATATGACAATCCAATCTTCAAGTTCCGGAGCGATGCGAAGTTCGCAAACTATGCGAAGCAGTGCCAACCCCAAGAGCGCCAACCCCTCGTTTTAAAAAATGACCCTGCGACAAACCCGAAGATAGACCCCGATTCTTATAAAAATTCGCTCGTCTATGGAAGTTCTCCGGACCGCCAGAATTGGTATATATGCGCCCAAGTGTGGTGCCCCTACGAAGAAATCCCAATTTCATATAAGAAAATAAAAAATAATATTAAGATTCGGCCCACTCGAAAGGGGAACTGCTTAACGGCGAAGTGTCCGAGTTGCTTAGAGGAGGGACGAATAACATGGTTAAAAATTGTTGAGGACAGTAAGTTTAATCCATATATTGGGTTCATAGATGAGAGCAATCATCCGAATCAGTTATGTATGCCATGTTGCTTCAAGATTCAGAAGGATAATCCAAAGTCAAAAGGCTACGCGAAGTATATGAAGTGCTTGGGTAAGAATGTGGATAACGCGATAGATGGAGATGGGATAGATTATGTTATGGGTCGCGAGAAGATACCCCTTTTGCGAAATAGGCTCGGTCTTCTTCCAATTGAAATCGCGAAATTATTCATATCCCGCTGTAATACAGGAAAATTACCTTTGAATACGAGATGCCACTTACGCTACGGTATCAAGGATGATACAAAACAGTCATTTATCTACTCAATTCTTTCTCTAATGGAGACCGATGATACTCAACTGAATATCCTGACATTTAAGAAATATCTGTTCGAAACGAAACTTAACCGGAAACTATTCAATAGTCTGAATAATGGAGAATTATCACTGACGTTCAAGGCGGACAAGATTGACCCATATGAGAACTACGTGAAATATATGATGAGCGACACGACTAAGATAACAGAGGAATATCTCTGGGATTTTCTATCGCGCCCGAATGTTCTTCATGAACAGGGAATGAACATTTATATACTGAACTCTCGGGCTTTATTGTGTCCAGTTGGTTTCTATATTCGGGACTTTTATTCAAGTAGTAAGATGTCCGTTTTTATTTATACTGATGGACGCTATTACGAGCCGATATACCTCGTAAGCAATGAAAAGGGGAAAATAAAAGTGAAGCGCCACTTCTTTCCGGAAGATGGGGAATCAATCAAGTTTTTGAACATGTCTCTGAATAATTGCGTTAGTAAGCATCTGATTTCTTGGGACAAAATACGGACCAATACATTAAAGTCTGAATATTTCGAGATTAAACCAGATATCAAAGCGACCGAATTACTTGATAAACTGAAAGAAACAAAAGATATTAAAATAAAGGCACAATTCAAAGATTCGTTTAATAAATCTGTCGGTCTTATTACTGAAAATGGATTTCTTCTTCCATTCAAACCGCGTGGTGAAATTAGCGATATCCCCCTTGAAAATTGGAAACCACAACGTCTTACGAAAACAATCCGCTTCTATAATGAGATGGCTAAAAAGTATAAATTACCGTATTACCCGACTCGCGTTTTCAAAGATGCGAATGGTCTCATAATAGCAATCCTATTAGAGAATAATCGAATAATACAAGTCGTCCCAGAAAAAACATCAGTTGATTTGATTGAAGCATCTGGAAAATATTATGTTGATGTTAATAAATATATTTCGAATGCGAAGGAGAAGACAAATGAGCGCGTCCTAATGAGCCACACGCTTATTTATCAGAATGAGACTTATGAGCTATTACGAATGGAAATCGCCAACTTTCTTCAATCGAACAAAGAAAAAGACGAAATAATTAAAATAATACAGAACCAACAAATAAAGAACCGCCGAGATTTATTAAAAGGAATCATCCAAAAGATATGTAAAAAGATTGTCGTTATTATTAAATATCTTCCTTTCCCGATTGAGGACTACATTCGCCCGTCAATTCGGAAGTTGTGCTCTAAGTTGGATAAGAAATGTAGCTTAAACCCACATTGTATGTATAAAAATGGAAAATGTAGCCTCATATTATTAGAACGAAGCCCCATAGATGGAAAAGCTCTATTCCCATTTTACGTTGATAAAATAACGGATGAAATATTATACAATCGGTTGTTGCGCGATGAAATAATGGAGGACAAGATTGATGAAATATTGAATGAAACCGTGAATGTTCGGAATGATGAGATTTTAATTGATGGGGCCAAGGGTGTATTTGAGCAGATTCGATATCTCTATGAACCAAAGAAGGAATTCACTTTTAGGACGGACCATCAATATAGTAAGATAAGCCACACTTATAACGGAATAAATAAGAACAAATATATGATTGTTAATAAAGATATTCGATTGGATGATATGAAATTAATGCTCCTACCATCTTACTGGAAGGGCCACATGCCCCGATTCAATTATTATGATGATTGTAGCAATACAAACTCCTTATATTCATCGCTCCTTTACATATTAGCAATTATAAACCCAGAAATTAGGTCAGTTATTCAACTCAAAAATACGCAGATTGATAAAATAGAGAATATAACGAATGCTGATATAAATAAGGAGCCAATGTTCGCAAATATTGGAACTGATATTCAAGACGGTATTAATCGCATAATTGAAATATACAAGCACTTCAATCACAATGCATATAAAAATATTAATACAATTACACAACTAAAAGAGTTTATATTTACGGATGATTATCCAGCGAATGCGGTAGATATATTTTTATTAAGCAATGCTCTCGCCATCAATATTATAATCTTAGAAAAGCGCTTGAAAAAATCGAACCCAAATGGATATTATGCGTTCATCAATTCATTGAAGCGCGACACAATAGTTTTAATGGAGAACCCAGTCCAGAATAAATATTGCTATAATATTGTCGGAAAGAATAAGAATTACATTTTTAAAATGAGGGACATGCCCAATATAATTAAAAAGAACTATGGAATAGCGAATATTATGGTAAATGATAATAATATTAAAGTCAATAATTCAATTATAAAAAAGAAAATTAAATTACGGACCAAACTTCTCAAAAAATAGTTTAAAATAAAAACTCTATATTATAAAAAATGAAACGTTCCATTCAAACAACCAACCAACAAAATAAAAAAGTAAAATTTGATGATAATCATTATAGAAAAAATGATTATATCGATTCATCGTCGTTTGTGAATTACATGTTAGATATACCAATTTTTGATTATTTGGCGATGTATAATTATGAAAAAGAGCCAGATGCTTTCAATGAAAATATACGTATTCAATCGAATCTCAATTACAATTACAGAATCCTCTCTTTAAAGAAGAAATGTATTCATATGAATTATTACTTTGATGATTTGACTGATTATAAGAACCACGAATCCATTGATTTGACGAAGAAAATGATTAAAGAAAAAGTCCAAGTTATTTTTAACGGATGCTTGCACTGTGATAAAATGCGACTTTTCAGTCATTTCGACGTATTAATACATAGTAGCATAATTCGCGACTTTTTAGATGTGGATTCATCACAATCATTTGAAGGATATTATCAGTTGCTCATTGTTTATAACAATAATCGCGACCAAAAGAAGAATAATGTTATCTTATATGGGAAGCAGAAGGTTCTGGATTCTTATTTTTCAGATAATTCTAATCCCGCATTCGACTCTCAATTTACGCAACCCCGAGCATTTATTTTATCAAACGAAAATATTATCTATACAGTTGATTTAAATAAGCAACATTTATTTTATAAGATGAATGAGGCCTATAAATGGATACTCGATTTAAAAAAGAATGGGCGGTCATGGGATTTGTTCAATCCGACGCGCCACGAGCTTTTACCAAATATGAAACATGGTTCTACATATGGATATAAGCGCATAATTCAGTCGATTATTAGTAAAAATGATGAATTAACTTCATATAATGATATTACGCTCGAAAAAAGAAATGATTATTTTATTCGAAAATTATCCATCGATGAAGCTCTCATAGAATCAAATAAACCATTTTTAAAGAGCGTCGCTGACTTACGCGGAACAAAAAAAGTCGCGTGCGATGTATCGAAATTGGTAGTTCCAAAAAAACGAATTTTTTATGTTGATTTTGAGTATATAAACAGCTTCCACTTTAAGCGGGATTTCTCACGCGCGGATACGAATCATCTGTATTTGATTGGGGTCCTTTATGAAAACAATAATTCTTGGTTATACAAGGCGTTTGTTCCTAAACAAATTGACTATGAGACTCATCACTCTTCATATGAGGTCCAAAACATTCGGGATTGGATTAATTTCATGGATTCTTTTGGAACCCCATATTGTGTAATGAATTGGTCTACCGCTGAACAATCGATGTTAGCTTCTTTATCAAAGCAATATCATTTCAAGTTGGAGGAAAAAATTGAGTGGATAGATTTGCTTAAATTATTTAAGACAACTATAAATTTCGTATGTGATGGGATGAAGACATATTCATTGAAAGATGTTGCGAAATCGATGTATAAACTTGGGTTTATTAAGACACTTTGGAATGATAATGTTATGAATGGATTAGAGGCGAATATTCTCCTGATTCCGAATTTTATAAAGGGGGATTATGTTCTTGAACAGTGCGATAGCTTATCTGATATAATTGATTATAATGAGATTGATTGTCGGGTTATGATGGAATTATTTGAATTTGTAGTAAGTATAAAACAGAATAAAAATAATAGCGCATTACTTTATGGATGAACAACGATTGACAGTTATAAATAAAAAACCGCTCATTTTTTATGTTGATAATGTATTAACAAAAGAAGAGTGTAATTTTATTATTGAGAAAAGTCGGGAACATATGAAACGGGCCATTGTTGGAACCGGTCCAGAATCGAAAGTTTCTTCTATAAGAACGGGGAGTTCTCATTTTTTAAATTATTTAGAAGATGAAGAAATTTTCCAAATTTATAAAAAAATTGCGTTGCTTTTGAAGAAGCCGGGAAGAAACTTCGATACATTCTTCCAAGTTATACATTATTACGCGGGTGAAGAGTATAAGACACATATGGACCCAAGTCCAAGCCGGAATAAGAATGAGGGGATACGTCATCGTCGATTTACGTGTTTATGCTATTTGAATGATGTAGATGGTGGAGGAGAGACTGAATTTCCTAATCTAAATGTTCGAGTTTCTCCGAAGATGGGCCGGATGGTATATTTTGATAATTATCATAAGAATGGAGAAGTAAATTATAAATCGAGCCATCGTTCAGTCCCCGTTGAAAAAGGGGAGAAATGGGCCTTTAATTTGTGGTATCACGAGAAATGAGAAACATGTGTTTTAAAGAGCTATGTAGCCATGAGATTAGTAATTCATAATTTTTTTTGTTTGATGCAACTTCATAATCAATCAAGTCATCAATATAATCACAATTTAATAATGAATACCATTCGTAGTCTCCTTCATTACAACACAAAACGAGAAAATGTGTTGTAATATCATATACGTATTCATTCCAAGCTGTTTTTATTACAATCCACAATCGACCATCATCTTCATTTATGAAAAAATCGCACAATAAATTACCTTTTTTCATCTGGAATTCAAAGTATTCATTAATCATTTTACATATTCTTGTTTCCAGTGTATTGTCTTGATTAAGCCCATAGTGATACCGAAGAATGAATGAAGATAACTTGATATTGTGATATTTGCTAAATTTGTAGTTTTTAATCATGATTCGATTCTTTCTGTTCGAATAGAAGATTTCATAATCGTCTTCGTAAAAGAATCTTTTAGGATATCTTTTTTGTTTGGATTGATCAATTGAAGTATTCGTTTCTTTTTGATTCGATTCGACTGGTTGTGTTTCTTCAACAACGGAACCAAACGAAGTGTTTAGTTTTAATTCAGGTTCCGCCATTAATAATAAATCATGTTCGGTTTCAGTTTGATTATCATCTTCCATTTTTATTCTTCTATTCAGTTATTTAGTTAAAGTAATTCTTTAAATTAAATCAATTTTTATTTCTAAGTTATATATAAATGGCTACTGATAGAAAAGGTAAAGTTGGTTTAACTATTCGTAGGAGAAATAATAAACCCAAAAACGCATCATCAAATGACGCATCCAAATTAAAGGAGTTGAATAGCGCGTTTGAATCATCTAAGAATAAGAATAAAATGAATTCAAAGAATGAAAACCCAGCTAAAAAGGAGAAAAAGGAGAAAAAGGCAAAAAAAGACACCAAAGAAAAGAAACCACGTAAATTGAATGCTTACATGGTTTTCGCAATGGAAGTCCGTGAATCTGTTAAGAAGAATAACCCAACCGCAAGTATAATTGACATCGCGAAAAAGATTGGCGAAAAATGGAGAGCAATGACAGATGCTGAAAAGGCCAAATACAAGAAATAAAGTTTTACATATTTTTATTGAATTATCAATAAAAATATATTTAAATTTTAATCATAATTTTTTAACACAATTAAATTTAATCAATCAATTCACTCTTTTTTCTTCATCGGAATCTTCTTCTTCTTAGAATTCGCAACTGGCCCATTATTCAATCCAATCTCCGGAATGATATGGGGCTTCATCGGCTTTTCGGTCAATTTGGTCGCATCCACTGAGAAATTGAACATATTATCCACTGAATCACCCAAGTTTTCATCATATTCCTTCAATAACTTATCTTCTATTTTTTCTTTAATATCAACTTTCTCCTCGTATTTTTTACCTTCCATCTTCATCTTCTTCAACTCATTAAAGAATTTAACCTCGTCAAATAAGATGTCGAACGAGTTGGTCCCGACGCGCGGGAGTTGTCCAAACATTACATTCGCACTGACTCCACCCATCTTATCCTTCTCCGCGAATGTTGATGCTTTAACTAAAATCTCAGTGCTCTCCTCAAATGTCGCCTTCGCAATTGCTCCTCTTTCACCGGACCGATTAATACCGTGTCTCTCAATAGGCATAATAATCCCGCGATGCGTCATAATATCACCCAACAGGCTCAGATGGCGGTAATTAACCTCATAGTCCTGCATCTTCATCAATTCTCGAATAATAATTGCGCGAGTCGCCTCAATCCCAAAAATCTCATTAATTTCATGAATATCATTGCTCAATGTCCGATTCGAATCAATCTTATCATTCATCAAAACATCCAGCAAATTCACACCAATCGTCTGTAAATACCATTCAGTAGTCTGGTTATAACTTCCATCATCGCGATATACAATCTTCTTCCGCATCAAAGGCTCAACCTGTTCAACATTCGGTATTCCACGGATAGTAATTCCCATTAAGATTTTCTCTAACTCTTGTAAGAACTCCAAATAGTCGCCGTCGTGGCTATCTTCTCGAATACGAATGCGCATCATAAGCTCTTTCGCATTATCATCTGAAAAGATACACACAATGTCATCCTCTACGCTATTCCTCTGAATAACATCTTGAATGTCGGACAAATAAATATTCTTATTCATCATCTTCTCTTTATTGAAAACGACGCGCAATATCCAATTGCTGGTCTGGTCAGTTGGACATACTGGGATACCGATTGCATCGGCGAACTCCTGATATGTCCTAATATATTCGACATCCTCTTCAATACTCGTCTCATCGTTCCGGTTTTCATAAATAATCATAGTTCTTTCGACAATGTCTTGTAATTTCGTGAAACCGATGTAATTACTGACATACTTCGCGCCACTTATATCTCCGGCGTATTCATCCTTCAAATATATCTCCATCGAGGGACTCTTGATAGTTTTCGCAACATTGATGATTTCCTTGATGCGGGGAACACCAGTTGATGTTACCAAAGCTTTTGACCCTACACCCGCATTGTGGAAAGTATCGCGCATACATAACCCATTATAGATATTGAAGTTCCTTGTATTTTTAACGGTCAAATCATACATATATGGATATTCTGACACAATCTCATCAATTCTTACAATTTTATCATATATTATTTGTTCATTCAATAAAGATTCGAACACTTTTTTATCGGCGTCATTCTTTGATTTTAATATGTATTCTTGAACTTTTTTACGATGAATATTTATGGTCCCAAATTCAACTGTTTCCACACAAGGAATCATATAATTTAACTTTCTGTCATAATCTTCAAAAACAATAGAATTCGACACTGGAAGATAATCGCCCACTTTAAGAATATCTCCATCGACTCCAATAATCTTATTATTGACCCTCTTTAAGAAACTCTTCGCCTTTGTTGCAACTACAACCCTTCCACTTTCAGTCGTAATTTTCAGAACAGTATTTGTTCCATCTTTATTAATAACTGGATGTCTCGTCGTCGCCTCAACTTCATCCCAAATAATCATACCATCCTCTGTGCAAGCAGGAACATACACTTTCTTATCACGAATATATTCCAACGTTGTATCATGAGGATGTTTTTCGACATTCTGTTCTTCCGCGTTTTCAATTCTTCCATCAATCCAAGCACCAATTTTTGTCCTGACTAATTCATCATCAACTTTCAACATAATTTCAGTGTCCCACGAAACACTATTCAACGTATTATGAACCATTATTCCATTATCAACCATAAAGCTCTCCGCATTCGGAACTGTGAAATCATAGACATACTCCAATTCATCGCCATCATAGTAATCAATCGAAACAATTTCGTCCCAAATAACATCAGAATTGACAGCCTGTTCAATGAGTCCAACCTTCAACTTCAATTCAGAGTCATCCACGCGACCCATCGCCCCATGAAAATCATTCAAATATTTCTTCAAGGTATTCCGACCAATACTCTCTGATTCCTTCCATCTCCCATAAACCCGACTATTTCCAGAAAGATTCAACCTCTTACCAATATCCGCAATCAAATTACCTACGGCAGGAATCTTATCCACGTAATCAATACATTCCCGCGTATCTTTCTGAATATCCAATATGAATTTAATTTGCGCACGTTTTTCGTATCCCAAAATCTCAAACTCCTTCGCAAACTTGGGGATATACTTCCGAACAATCACAATCTCTCCCTCTCCAAAATGACAGAACACCCCGAAATAATTGAGCAAATTCTGTATATCGACCAATCGCGCACATTCCATCATAATAACTACATGTTTCCGCGACATCTGGACCACACCATAAAAGTGTATGATACCCTCCAAATATCCACGAATGAATTCCAATGGCATCTGGTAGATACACGAAAAATTCTTGACAAAAGTTTCATTAATGAAAACGGCCATTTCAACTGACTTAACAATCATAATACTCTCACGCTTCTCATAAGCAATTCCATTCTTTTCAAGGAAATAAATCATATATCTATCAACATCATTTCCATATAAATTGACGACATATCCTTGTTTAGTAGGCCGAAAATTGTATGAAGAAACCGCACAAAAAATACCGAATAACTTATCGAATTCAATCTTTATTCCGGAAATTGAAAGGGTCTCAATCGCACTATCAACAGCCGGTAAATTCATACAAACTGGAATGCGGTCTCCAACCGCCAACTTAGACCCCTCAATAGGAACAATACCATTGACTGTCCTCTTCAAGAATGAATGCGAAAGGGTCGCCTTAGTTGAACGACCAGTCCGCGTTTTGACAATCATCATCAGACCATTGACTGGATGACGACTAACCTTCGAGATTTCGCGCCAAGCAATCTTTTCATCAGGAGAAACTGACAAAATCCGCATCTTGTCGCGAACCTCCATAATTGTATGATGGCCCGTATTATCCACGAAAATCTCACCATTTTTACCTTTAATCGTCTTATCAACGAACTCACCAATCGTTGTATTCATCATTCGGCCGTTCAATTCAACTACAATTCGCGTCTCCGCTGGGACGGACATTTGCGTGAGAGGCTCTCCCATCGATTGCGCGCCGATGATTCCGACCATCTCGCCGGGTTGAACAAATGAAGTAATATACTTTTCACGAATCGTATCAATAACGAATTTAAATACGACCTTGTTGAACTTGTTCTCAATCATCGAAACTTTCGTTGAAAGATTGCTATACATCAAAGCGCGGAATATATTGAGAGAAAACTTGGGGAGATATCGTGAAAGTTCAGTTTCCAATTCGTTCAATTGGGTGCGAATATAGGTCGGCGTCAGGTCAGACTTCTTGCTCAACTGATTCTTGAACATATCACGCGCGTTCTTGATTGTCCTCGGGAAAAAAACTGGCGAAAATACCACTGCGTTCATAACGCTCATATTCTTAAAATAGGACTTCCGAGCAGTATCACGAATTTCCATGACCAGCTCATAATCGGCCCTCAGATGATTTATGTAATCTTTCTGCGCAGTCATCTCCTTATAGGAATCTGCGGTCATAATGTTCTTCAATAGAGTCATAGATTCCTCAGTAATAAGATACTTCTTCGTCATCTCATCATTGCTATATTCAATCAACTTCAATTCCTGCTTATTTAACTTACACGGGTCAATACCATCATCTCCATAGGCGAATTGAACAATGTTATTCACACCATTCCGAACTGTCCCACCATATTTAACGCTCAAATCTTCGAGGGCCTTGATTAAACGACGTTGCATATATCCTGACTCGGCAGTATCGCGTACTTGTAATCCATTTGAAAGACCAAAATTCAATGTTTTCGGAACTGTAATGTCATACACCTTTGGATAATCTAATACTGATAATTTCTCAATGCGAACAATTGAATCCAAAATAACATCATTAACGACACGATAATTAGGAATCTGGTTCCAATACACGGTCAATTCATCTCCATCAATTTCAGTAAAAACACCAATTCTCGAAAACAGATATGGGAGAGTCTTCTCATAATTGGGAATCTTGAAAATATGAGCATCTGATTCATTAAAAGAACTCAAATATTCAGATATTTTTTCATCTGATGAACTTAGGATGTTTTCATATTCAATCCCAAAATCACCAACAGGAGGACGTTCCAATTTCATATTCACTGGTAAATAATCACCGACTTTAATTTCTGGGGTCGGCTTTTCAATAAATTTTTTCAGTTCTTTATTCCAAACAATCAATGACTTGCTCTCAACTACTTTAACATCGCGTCCACTCTCAGTATAAATTTTATACATTTCTTTTCCGGGGTCATGACGAGTAATCGCGGTTATTTCTCCCCAACTAACATTACCATCATCGTCGGTAGTCGAAATATAAGCACCATCCTTCAATTTCAACAACTCTTGTTCCTTCTCAGGTAAATGCTCAATTTCATTTTTATTTTCATCCAAATGTTTATCAATCCATTCACCTATCTGAACATATTTAATTTCTCCATTTTCCAAAATTACAATTGTTGTGTCATAACTAACTGATTTGATCGCAGTATCAATTACACCAACGCGCCCACCCATCTGATGAAAAAATACCTCGTGTGGGTCCAAGCCATTGAAAAAGTTATTCACGATGAACCCCCTACTAATAGCGCCATAATCATCCTTCGAAAAATGGGGCAAAGTCCGCTTATCATAACCGAACGCAACACGCCTATCAATAATAGATGTCTGTCCCAAGAATCCACGCGTCTGACAAATAGCACTCAACACATCACCCTTCGCTCCTGAACTGTTAGTGATATACATTCCGTTCTTTCTGTCAATCGTTTTCTTCATATATTTCTCAAAATCATACTTCGCCCCATCCAACTGCTCTTTTATATCTTGTTCCAAACTAATATGAATGAATTTTGCGTCCAAATCCGGATTATAGATACCAATATTAGCTTCCTTTATAATTGTATTAACATTCTGAATACGCGTCTCAATAAACTCCTTGATTTTCTTATTGTCATCCACAGTCGGAATACAATCACCCATTCCCAAAGTAAAGCAATGCTCAGATAGCCATCTGTTCAACATCCTCTGGTTATTATCCAAGAAGTTTCGAACAGCCTCGGGACCGAATGAATCAAAAATCATATGAATCAGTGTCTTTCCAATAATTGTTTTATCAAGAATTCCTTGCTTGAAAACACCATTCTCAATAATAACCTTATTGTGGTCGACTGGGTCCATATCATAGCTCTTGTTCTCCTTCGTGAATGAAATGTCCGGCAAGAACATAGAATAAATGTCCTGACCGCGCCAGTTTCCATCCTTATCAGGAGAAGGCATCTTCCCCGTAAATTGCGGGTTTGTCATCGTCAAATTGAATGCATTTTTCTTTGTGATTTTGATGTGTGGATGCGTAATCAAGAACGCGGCAACCATCGTATCAAAATTCACTTGAATAATCGGCTCTGACTTCGCGGGACTGATAATTTGAGTAGGAACCGCGGTAAGCTTCTCCAACTCATATGCAGTCTGAATATTCTGGGGGATATGCGTGTTCATCTCATCTCCATCAAAATCCGCATTATAGGGGGCTGTGCAATAAACATTCAAACGGAAAGTTTTTCCGGGCATGACCTTGACTTTGTGGGCCATCATACTCATTCTGTGAAGGGATGGCTGTCTATTAAACTGGCCCCAGTCTCCATCCATCAAATGTCTATCAATGACATCTCCATCCTCCAATACAACACTGTTTCGGTCAATATACTTCAAATAAATATGCTCCGGATGAGCAATTCCATTCTCATCGTAATTCATTTTGGTTATTTGCTTCGCACCCGGATGAACCAGTGGCCCATTCCTCACCAAACGATAAAGTTTCTCCTTGTTATATTTCGTAACAATTTCCGGAACAGTTAGATTCATCGCAATTTTCATCGGAACGCCGTATTCATCAATACTAATACTCGGGTCCACACCGACGACAGTTCTTCCAGAAAAGTCCACTCGCTTTCCCATAATATTGGACCTAATACGACCCTCCTTTCCCTTCAACCGCTGACGAATCATTTTGAGCGGCTGTCCGCTTCGACGGCTACTAACTGGAATATTCTTGATTTCGTTATCAACCATCGTTGCGACGTGATACTGAATCATATTATGGACCAAATTAATCTGACGCGCGGAACTCTCCTTCTCGACGTCGCTATCCTTCTTCAAAGCCTTCTCCAATTCCTTTTTAAGAAGGATAACATTCTTCACAATTTCTGCGATTTTCGATGTTAAATCATCTTCGGCTCTCTGATTGTTGTCCTGACGAACGGAAGGGCGGACTGCGGGAGGAGCAACAGGAACAACTGTGCATATCATCCACTCTGGGCGGGAATCCACGATGTCAAACCCGAGTAATTCCGCATCCTCATTAGTAATCTTTTTGAAAATGTTGAGGACGTGCTCAACTGGGAGCATGAACTTCAACTTCTTCTCATTTGCATCTTTAAAAGCATCAGAAGAATATTCAGCATCAATTTGGATGATGTTATCATTCTTGTATTTGTCTCCCATAACTTTTCTGTATATGGTCGGTTGAACCGCATTACAACCTCCATTGTAAATACACTTCTTGCTCGACTGCTTCGTGCATAAATCGGCTACATACTTGAAAGCATTCGCCCCATTCTTTTTCTTCAATTCTTTCATTATAATCGGGTTCGATTTGTCAATTAGTAAGTTCGCGCATCGAATACATACACATCTAAGTAATTTGATAATTGTGTCCATATGTTGAATCCAATATACGGGGAGTGGAAGTTCAATATGTCCAAAGTAGCCGGGGCATATCGTATGGTCATAGTCATCAGTTGGACAAATACGTCCCCTCTCTAAGACTCCCATCCTCGGATCGAAGAGACCATTCTCCTTTGGTTCATTTCCATCGTATGTCTCCGGAATGGTTACATGACATACCGAAGCCTTTTTCAGAGCCTCCGGATTCAATAATCCGAATTTGACCTCTGTAATATTTGCAATGTTGCTAACGTCTGATAATTCTTGAAGTAGTTTAGACATATTTAATAAAGAGATTTATAATATACTGTTATATTTCTTTTAAATTGGTTTTTTTTAAATCAATTTTTTGTTTTATTCGGAGTCTTTATCTTAGTCGGCGTCGTAATTTTTGTTTGATTTAGTTTATTCCTAAATAAAAATAAAATATTATTAATAAATGATTGATTCCGAAAATAATAATTCGCCAAAAAAAAGATTTTTCTCAGAAGTTTTTTCAAATTTAGGCGAAATAAAAAAACCGAAAAAAGAAAATACTTCCTATGAATTAAACATTATGAACGAAGATAATGAAATACCTAAGAAGAAAAAAAGTGCGGATTCTAATCAATCTAAAACACTTTCTAAAATATCCAAAAAAGATACTTCCGAAATTGAACCAGTAGAAAATACTTTTATAATTAGCAAAAAAAAAGTTTCAGCTAAGACACTTAAAACACTAGACATCTCAGCAAAAGAATACGAAATAATGACGGAGACTGAGTTCAATTATTGGAAAAAGCTATCAAAAGAAGAAAGACACGAGTTAAAAAAATTAGAACAGGAATTAAATGAATACGAATTCTCGGATATTCCTGAAAGATTCCGTATTCTTAAATTCAATATTCCATTAGCTACTAAAAGAAACATCATGCAACGTTTTACACAATTCGAAATGATGGAAACTTCGGACCCCGAATATTTCAAGCTCAATCGCTGGATGGAAGGTATCCTCAAAATTCCTTTCGGTAATTATGTAAATCTTCCTGTTTCAATAAAAGACCCATCCGATAATATTAATCATTTTATTTCGGATGTTCGTTCTAAAATGGATTCAAGTATATTTGGACACGTCGAAGCAAAAGATAAAATAATGCAAGTTGTCTGTCAATGGATATCGAATCCACAATCATCCGGAAATATAATCGCCCTTCAAGGACCCCCCGGAATTGGGAAAACTTCCCTTATTAAGAATGGAATTTCCAAAGCACTTGGACGACCTTTCCATATGATTGCTCTTGGAGGAGCAACTGATGCGACTTTTCTTGAAGGACACAACTATACTTATGAAGGAGCTAACTGGGGACGAATCGTTAGTATAATTATGGACTCTAAAATAATGAATCCGATTATATTCTTCGATGAACTCGATAAAGTAAGTGGGACAAAACACGGAGAAGAAATAATTGGCGTCCTTACCCACCTAACTGACCAGACACAAAATTCATCTTTTCAAGACAAATATTTTTCGGGAATCGATTTAGATCTATCAAGATGCCTATTTATTTTTTCTTATAATGATGAGAGCCTATTAAATCCGATATTAAAAGACCGCCTCGTTAAAATAAACCTTTCTGGATTTTCTACAACTGAAAAAATAAATATTTCAAAAAATTACATAATAAAAGAACTTAATAAGAATATTGGGTTCGATGATAATACGGTTGTATTTAGTGATGATTTAATAAAAGAAATTATTGAAACATACACTGATGAACAAGGCGTCCGTGAGTTAAGGAGATGTATTGAAACAATTCTCCTTAAACTAAATATGCGCCGTTTCACTGAGAACATTCAGTTCCCACTTAAAATTAATTCAGATATTATAAAAGAATATCTCAAAAAGCAAAATACAGACGATTTCTTATCTAAAATGCTATACCTCTAAACTGAATCATCGGGAAAACGCTTATTTCCACCTCTCTTTTCACCAATATTAGACTGCTGTTTAAGAGTTGTGCAAACCTGACCAGTAGATGTAGAATAATCTGACCGACAGTTAGGACTTGCGCGATTCTTCGCAAAAGCAAACATACTATCCTTCGGAATTTGAGAATAAATCATCTCATTTGCGAGTGGTAAAGGAGTTCCCTGAGGAACGAACAAGTAATCACTATCAATGAGTTTATTATTTGCGGGTTCAGCCTTCCATCCGTTGTAAGGATTCGCCTTCAATCGCAAACCATCATAATTTCCATAAACACCATTTCCCATTTCATAAGAAACTGGCGCAGGAGTATTAACACTTAATAAATAAGTATTGTTTCCTAAATAAGACGCCTGTTGTTTATCGAGCTTATCAATGCGGTCAAAAGGGTTCGTCGGGGTTTTACCTGCGGGGCCTCTGTAATAATCTGGGAATATACGATTCATTATAATATAATTAGATAAAAAATATATCTATTCCTCTTTTTTATTTCCAAATATCCAGCTTATAATTCCATAAAATATCATTTTTCCATCCAATCTAAAATGATTAAAACGTTCTAATATATATTTTTCATTCTTTTCATCATTGACTATTTTAGTTTCATCTAAATTATTTTTTATTTTTAAAACTTGGTCTGAATCAATTTCATACTCATTCAAAAAAGAATCCTCCATTTTATATTTCATTCCTCTGAATGGGAATTTATTAAGTTTATGACTGTAAATGCGATTTAGAGGAATACCATTATTTTTAGAAATATAAAAGTCATTTAGTGGGCCACCATAGTTTAGTAATAATGAAAGAGCTTCTACTCTTTCTTCTTGACAGCAATCAATTTCAACAATTTTATTTGGATTTCTTCTTAAATTATCATCTTTTGTATAAAGTGGAAAATAATCAATTGTATTACTTGGAAAATTTATAATATAATCATTATTATTTTTGCGGTATATAATTTCAATTATACAATCTTTCTTAACTATTTTTTTCAAAAAAGCAAGAGATATAGACGATGAATATTTTATCTTGTCATTTAGATTACTAATTGAATCTGAATGTTCAATTACTTCATCTTCATAAATAAAGTATATATTCTTTATTGAAACATCTTTTGATAGATTTTTATTCTGGAAATATCTTAACTCAAAAAACATATTAAATAAGAATGTAAAGATTCTATTTAGTATAGCAACCATTATTTATTATATATAAAATCTTTTAATCTATTTAGAAAAAATAAAATCTATATAATCATATAAATGAGCAGTTGCGCAAATATCGTGAATCGTCTTCAAAGTGATGTCTGTCTTATTAAAGAGAATTGGAGTTATATTGACTATTCCGCTCTTATCCTTAAAATGAATCAGGGAATATTTTTTAGTTCTCCATTACTTGTTTATATTATTCCTAATAATAAACCAAATGTAATCGGTATCCCATTAAATGTTGAAGTTTCATCAGAGTCGTCATTAACCACGACTACATATTCTGCATTACTTGTTACCGATAGATTTGGACACGAATCAGCAGATGTTTTAGAATATGATAGTATTGTATTTACAACGGAAACTCTTATTAATTTTGGTCAAAGAACATCTTCCGGATTTTTTGAAATTACTGATACTGTTCCAATTGTTGTCATTGATGCTGATCCAAGCATTCTCCCAACTCTTTCTCAATCAGAAGTTATCGCAGCGCTTAAATCATGTGCTGGTTCTTCTGATAATCATACCGTAACATGGGGTCCATATGATGCTTTACATATGTTTCTTTTTAAGAATTATGGAATTAAAAATCTTCCTCCTTCTGTTGCAGCGTGTTTCTATGATTATTTTAATAATAACAAAAGTAAGGTTAATGAGCCAATTGTTGAAAAAGAAGAACCAGTTGTGTATCTTCCAGTTAATAATGAAGAACCAGTTGTGTATCTTCCAGTTCAAAATAAAGAACCAGTTGTGTATCTTCCAGTTCAAAATAAAGAACCAGCTTATGATGTAAGAGATGAAATTAGTGTTGTTTTACCATCTGTTAGTGATATTACTTCTTCTTCAGATAAAGAAACAATTTCATTAACAGAACCAGAACCAGTTAGAGAACGAACGCTTAATATTGATTTATATGAAACTTGTGTAGAGCGTGCTTATCCATTTGAACCATTCGAGCCATTTGAACCTGTTCGAGATATTTTTGAATCAAATAGAAATATTAAAGTAGAAAAAGTAAAGACTGATAAACCAGTTGAAAAAGTCCCTGAAATTATTGTTCGTCATATTGAAGATAGTGCTACAACTACTACGAGTTCAACTACTGAAAGTAGCAGTAATGATGCGATTGAAGCTAAATTGAGGGCTCTTCTTGAAGCAACTGAAACATCAGAGGTTACTAGAACTGAATAAATATGTATTTGTAAATTATATTTTTATGTTATAAAAATATAATGGAATCTTGTATAACGAATAGATTAAATAGTTTATGTAATTTATATTGTAATTTAGAAAAAAAGATTAACGATTATTTATTAAAAAATGAAACGGATTCATTGACAAAAGAAGAATTAGAAAAAATAAAAGAAGAACTTAAATCAATTAAAGAAGAGAATAATTTATCAATAAAAGAAGAATTAGAAGAAATAAAAGAAGAACTTAAATCAATAAAAGGAGAGAATAATTTATCAATAAAAGAAGAATTAGAAGAAATAAAAGAAGAATTAGAAGAAATAAAAGGAGAGAATAATTTATCACTAAAAGGAGAATTAGAAATAATAAATGGAGAATTTAAAATAATTAAGAATGATACAAATAAAAAAATAAAAGATGAATTAGATTCAATTAAAAATACAATTAATTCAATTACACGCGAATTGCGATACCAAAAAAATATAAATTTAGATACTCCGAATTATCTTGAATATACATTGTTATATGCAGATTTTGAAAATTGTGGTATCTGTATGTATTGTCCAAGCGAGCCATATGAACCAGATAATGATATATCAAATGGTCCGATTATTGATAATGAGAAATATACATTATTAAAAAATATTTTGAATAATTAAAATATAAATAATATTATGTCATCAAGTGAAATATGTGGAGTAGTAAATGCGCTGACTAGGACCGTTTTTGATTTACAATTAAACTCACAAAATTTTAGTAAAGATTTATGTATTTTCAATACTGACTTTTATAAAAATCGAAGGCTTATTCTATTTAGTTTCCTAACTTATGATTATATAACAACAGAATGTGTAAAAATTACTTGCGATGAACTTGATATTATGCGCGAATTTTTGCTCACATATATTGAGAAATTTCAATGCACTGGTAATATTGGAACTGTTTTTATTTCATATGTTAATAAAAGATTGCGATTCTGTTTTTGCTATTATGAACGCGCATCTAAAACATCAGAGACGTGTGATACTCTCAAATTAATAGAAGAAGAAATAAATACAGTTTTTGATGGGTCTATTTTCAAGCTTCTTCAACCATTCTTCAATAATATTCCCCCGAATACTCCAATTTCCAATATTAAAAATCTTCATCTATACTTTAAAGAAGGATGTTATTATTTGAAATGTAATGTAAATGGTTTATTGAATTATTGTGAATTGGAGAAGACAGTTCTCAACTGGAATTCAAGTAATTGCATCCCAATCAATGGAATGAACGGTAATTTTATTAATGGTAGCTATTACGATACAAATATATACCCAAATGGATGCGACCATCCAGCTGAACCAGCGGAACCATTCGAGCCATTTGCCCCATTCGAGCCATATTCTCCATCTGAACCTTATTGCCCCCCAAAAACAAAAGAGCAAAAGCGCGTCCTCGAAGATATTGAGAACACTGACTATTTTAAAATTGTTAATAAAAAACTCGATAAGAAAGAATTGAGTAAAAATACTTTGTCCGGAGTTGAATCATCTGAAAAACACGAAGGAAATATTCGTGCGGCCATTAGTCGAATCCTCGAAATTAGTTCAACTGATGAATTGACCAGTTTGTAAAAATGACTTAAAGACATTTTTATATATAAAATAATAATGGAAAACAAATTACATACATCTTGGGTATTATGGTTTCATTCGTTGGATGACACGAATTGGACAAAAGATACATACACAAAAGTAGCTGAAATAAATTCAGTTGAAGAATTCCTCGGAGTCTATCAAGATTTTGATACATTCACAAAAGGAATGTTCTTTTTAATGAGAAAAGATATCTTCCCACAATGGGAGGATGAAAGCAATATTAAGGGTGGATATTGGTCTTATAAAATCGGAAAATCAGTCGCTGAGAAAGCGTGGTTTGAGTTGTCTTGTGCTTGTATTGGGGAATGTCTAACAAAGAAACCACAAGACATGTTCAATATTAATGGAATCAGTTATAGCCCAAAAATAAATAATGTCATTATTAAAATATTGAACCGCCATTCTGAGTTGAATAATTCAATAATATTAAATGAGAAAATTGATAATTTACATCCGAGTACGTCTCAATTCAAATCACATATTGAAAATAAAGACGAGTTTGTAAGCACATAATTCTATTTTTATTCCTTCGTAATTTTTTCATTCAATAATTTCTGTTTTTCCTCTACGGAATATTGAACAATATTAATATAATTATCTTGTAATATTTTTACAATATAAGAATACGTGTCATTCAACTGAGCGTCATTCTTTGCACCAGCAATCAGGATTTTACCTGTTCCGAAAACCGCGATTGAAATACGGCGACAGTCTCCATCACCGTCCCCCCTCTTCTTCTTTGCGGAAAATTTACACTTTTTGGAACAGACGCAAACCCCATTTTTCACAAGCTGGTTCGTATTCCACATGAAATATATTTTCACGCCTTGGTAAACACGGGGGTCATAACTACTGAAAAGCTGGTATATTGCACGGTCTCGAATTAAAATGTCATACAACTTGTGATTATCGATGAAGAAACCGACGAAGAAATTACTGTTAATCATAACAATATCGTAATTGAGAACGTCCGCACTTGATTGTTCGGCTTCTGTTTCAAAAATTTCGGGGAATTTCTTCATTTCTGTGATTAATAGTCGGACTGCATCAAGTCCATCTTCGTCATTTTTGGAACCAGTGCATGTTATACGCCCGTTCGTAAAAATCATTAAATTGATACACTTCTTCTCACGGATTTGAACTGAAATACAAATTGAATTGTAAAAATTATTATTCAGTTTGCTGTTTTTGACTAATATTTTGTCATCAATAACATCGGTTTCGACTTTCGTGTAATTAATCGTTTTTATAGGAAAATCAGGGGTTCCGACTTTTTCCTCTAACTTTCGACACATCAATTTCATATTATATCGGACATTTATATAGCAACACGCTGTCTTTACCGATATATTCAAAGAATGTGCTTCCGGTATATCAACTGGATTATTCTTCTTTCGCAGTAATATGCGCATCATCATTTCTTCGTGTTGATTGATTTTATCAACAAACTCTGGGAGTGGGAATTTTAAAGAACTCATTATAATTATTCATTAATAAATGTCTGGATTTTTTTAAATCACTTTTTCGTAAAAATGATTTAAAAGATTTAGAAGGAATAGTTATATACGATGTCCGAATATATTATGGAATGTAAAACTGTCCAAACCGGAGTTTTTAAGACGCTGGTCGAAGCTTTAAAAGATATCCTAACCGATATCAATATTGAATTTCACAAGGGGAATAGCGAGTCTCCGAATGATGATGAAAAAGGATATATTAAGATTGTGGCGCTGGATAGCACTGTGAATATTATGGTCCATTTGAAGTTGGAGGGGGCACGATTTGAGTCTTATTATTGTAAGAGGCGGATGTTAGTTGGAGTTAGTATGATGTATTTTCACAAACTGATTAAGACCATTTCAAATAGTAATGACTGTTTAACATTATACATTGCTGAGAATGATGAGAATAAGCTGGGAATTAAAATTGAGAACAGTGAAAAGAATAGCGTTACAAATTATAAGCTGAATCTAATGGATATTAAATACGATGACATTAATATTCCTCCACAGAAATTTGATAATATTATCAGTATGCCCAGTGATGATTTCCAAAAAATTTGTAAGGATATGAATAATTTGGCGGAGATTATTGAAATCAAGAATGTGGGGAACAAGTTAATTTTTGCGTGTAGCGGGGATTTTGCGGATCAGGAGACGGTTTGTAGTGAGCACAGTGGACTCAAATTTGATAAAATGAATGATTCACATGAGGTTATTCAGGGCTATTATAATTTGAGACAGCTCGTTCTTTTTACAAAATGCACTCATTTGAGCAATAGTGTGGAGATGTTCATCAAGAATGATTTCCCTCTTATTATTCAATATAAGGTCGGGAGCCTTGGGTGCTTGAAGTTGATTTTAGCTCCGAAAGTTAAGTAATTTTTATATTTTATAATTCATTGAGCGCGAACACTCAATAATCACCATATATTGATTGGTTCTCCAAATACTGAAATCGCTCGTTGATTGATTTCTGGATTTTTTTTGAAAAAATCAACAATGAAATTTGATATTTTCTCGTTAAAGATATGGCTCGTTCTACTTCCAGTAACTCGGTAATGTCGAGACTCATGCAATGTTTGAAAGAAAAAGTTTTTTCCAACATATTTTCCAAACTCGAAAATCAGATTCACAAGTGATTCTGGGGGGATTTGTCTCGACGCAATATTCTGAACAAATGAAGAGATTCGCTCAGAATATTCATTTCGTAGATTTTTTTGATTGACTTGAAAGAGAGTCTTCAAAACAAAAAAATATGGATGCGGATTGTGTTCACGGGCTGTCATCGTTTCATACAATTTCAGAACCAAAATCATGACGATCTTTGAATATATCATTGGTTTTGTGTATTCAACTATTTCACATAGTTCTCTTTGGGGAGAATGGGGAACTTGAAAAAATGGTTCAATTCCTTGAATCGAACCAGTTTCAAAAAACATGCTCAAAACATCGAATATCAATTCTGAATGCTTTGCGTATTTTGGTTGGACTATTCGAATCGTATGACGAGATTTTCCTCCGGAATGTCTACCTTGTGGAAAATAAGAAGAGTCAGGTTGAGGTTTGCAAGGTTGAACAGGTTCAGGTTGAACCGGTCTTTCTTGAACATTTTCAACATTTATTGAAATCTGTTCTCCATTAGGTTGTTGAACTGTTATTTTACATCCAACAACAGAAACGCATTGGCTTGTAATTGAATTAAAAATAGATTGAATTGTTCTATACATTTTCTTCTTTTTAGTTCCTAAAAATAACTGTTTATTTTCTTTCAATTTTTATTTCGCATTTGTATTTGCGCATTTCGCCCTTATATTTCCTATTTTACAATTATCTGCAATTATTTTTTCAGAATATGACAATATTCCGAACTCTTTCTTACACATCCGGTCTGGGTTGTTAGTTTCCGGAAAACAGCTAGTTGTGTTTTCGAACAATTGTGTCCCGTCATAATAATTCCCATCACATACACCCCTCTGATATCCATCCGGACATCCGTCATACTTAACATCTTTATATCCCCAAGTCATATAATTCGACTTTTTTTCACGTTGATTCTTGTTCTGACAGACTACATTCATGTCGCTACCTACTGGAACGCACTTCGTCGATTCGGCCTCCAA